ACATCTACAAAGCTCGGCAGGTTGAGCAGATGGGTCGGCTATTTTGCGACGGAGCCGTTCATGCAGGTGATCATTTTATATTTACTGATGCTTGGCACCCTGGTATCATCAATCTCAAGTACATGAGTGAACTGCTGGGTATTCCAGTAACAACACACGGTCTTTGGCATGCTGGCAGTTATGATCCACAAGACTTCCTAGGACGTCTTGTTGGCAACAAGCCTTGGGTCAGACACGCTGAAAAAAGTTTCTACCATGCTTTTGATCACAACTACTTTGCCACAGACTTTCATATTCACATGTTTTACGAAAACTTGATCCAACCAGATCCGGATCGTAAAGCAAGTATGTATAAGACTGTATTTGACGATACGTTATTCAACAACAAGGTTGTACGCACAGGCTGGCCCATGGAGTATATGGATGATATACTTACCGCATACAAGGGTATGCCAAAGCGTGACTTAATTTTATTTCCGCATCGTATTGCACCCGAGAAGCAAGTTGAAATCTTTCGTGACTTAAAAGAACACTTGCCACAATATGAATTTGTAGTGTGTCAGGATCAACAACTGACTAAAAACGAATATCATAATTTGTTAGGCGAAGCAAAAATAGTGTTCAGTGCTAACTTGCAGGAAACTCTTGGCATTAGCTGTTACGAAGGTGCCTTAGTAGATGCCGTTCCAATGGTACCAGATCGTCTTAGCTACTCTGAAATGTATTTCGATACATTTAAGTATCCGGAAATCTGGACTCGTAACTGGGAAAACTATCAAGGCTATCGACCGCAAATATGTCAAAAGATAATGCAGTACATGGAAAATTATAATAAATTCCTTCCTCAATTAAACAAACAAGCACAGGATCTAACCAGTTTGTTTTTCAGTGCTAACATTCTTTTAGAGAATATAAAATGAATGACTCTTTTTATCCCAGAATAGGAATTGTAGGGTTAGGCTTTGTAGGTGAAGCTGTTCGATCTTCTACCGAGTTTGTACCAGATAATGTTGTATGTGTGGACTCAGATGTACGTAAAGGATACGTTGGAACTTACGCAGAGTTGATGACATGTGAGGGCATCTTTATATGTGTCCCAAGTCCAATGAATGATGACGGAAGTTGTGATACAAGTATTTTAGAAAGTGTTTTAGAAAAACTAAAAGACTTTCGAGGTGTTATTATTTCTAAAGTAACTGCACCGCCAAATGTATATCAACGTCTTAATAAAGTCTATCCTAATCTAGTACACAGTCCAGAATTTTTGACCGCGGCTAATGCCAGTAGAGATTATGCCAACGCAAAGTGGTGTATTATTGGCGGTGATGTTAGAGCATATCGAAACGAAGCAGAACGCATTATCAAAATGACGCAGCCGAATTTAGAATCAGTTAAGTTCTGTAATATTGGAGATGCTGCCTTGGCCAAATATGCTATTAACAACTTTCTTGCTACTAAGGTAGTGTTCATGAATGAACTTTATCAACTAGCTGAAAAAGCTGGATTAAATTATGACGTGATTGTTAATTTAATTAAACAAGATGTACGTATTGGTGAAAGTCATATGCGTGTTCCGGGTATAGATGGTTCTTTAGGATTTGGTGGATACTGCTTTCCAAAAGATACAGAAGCACTAATAAACTATGCCAAAGAACATAATGTTAACCTAAATGTAATTTCATCAGCCGTGCAGAAAAATTTGCTACTACGGTTGACTGAACCTAAATAATAGTATAGAATATATACATGGCAATCCACTGCCTCAACATCGGAGAAAAACTACAATGACAGATACAAGTAAAAACTTATCGCAAGCCATACGCGATAAAATGAAAGCAAACGGAAAAAGATTCTGGGCTGGTGATAATATTTCAGAATATATCAAACCCATGGATAAAATAGACCTTATCAACGAAGCGACAACCGCATTTGAAAAAGTGCTAGATACATTGCTTATTGATCGCGAAACTGATCCAAATAGTAAAGGCACAGCACGTCGACTGGCCAAAATGTACTACAACGAAATAATGGCAGGAAGATATGATGATGCACCAGACGCAACAGCGTTTCCAAATGATTCGGAGGACCGTTACGAAGGTATGTTGGTTGTTCGTAGCGAGCTTCGCAGTATGTGTAGCCATCATCACCAACCCGTTAGTGGCGTTGCTTATATTGGTATTATTGCGGCTGAGAAACTCATCGGACTTAGCAAGTATACAAGGATCGCTCAGTGGTGTGCCCGTCGAGGTACTCTCCAGGAGGAACTTGCTAATGACATTGCTAGGGAAATCCAAAAAGCCACTGACGCCAAAGACGTAGGCGTTTACATTCAAGCAGTGCATGGATGCTGTGAGAATCGAGGTATTATGGCACATAGCTCATTGACGCAGACTACTGTGCTTAAAGGTGCGTTTAAAGACGACCAAAGTACAAAGAAAGAATTCTTTGACAACATCAAACTACAGCAAGACTTTGCTCCGAGGTAATTATGGCAACACGTAAAAAGAAAGAAACAACAATAGAGATGCCCGGCACAATCGGCGGTGCTAAGATAGTTTTTGCAGAAACAAAAGTTGTCAAAGGTAGTCACTTAACTGTTACCACTCATCCGGATGGTAAAACAACACTAGAGTGGGACGATGAAGCATTGTTACGTGATGTACGTGCGGCATTCACTAAAGGCTCAACACAAGGCGGTTAATATGAATTCAGTAGATATGGCTAATAACTTAATCTTCAGAGCAAGACATCTGCAAGAATTTATTGTTACTACCGACGTGCCGGAAGACTTTAGATTTAACGGAGTAATACCGTTTGATATTAATATTGCAGATAATATATTAGAGGCCAAAGTTTACGGCGTTGACTTTGACGAAGCAGTGAATCGATTAAACGACTGGCTGGAGACATGCAAATGAAATGGTTCCTAAACTTTTTAGAGCAAATTGGTCGTAAACGAATTGTAATGGACAGGCAAGAAAATGAACCGTATCTCGAACGCTACTACTTATTTCTTAAAGATAGAAAGCACTTCCCCTTTAATATCTTTCTTCACAAGTTCCTTAAGTCAGACCCCGATGATGTGCATGATCATCCATGGCCTTACGCTACTTTAATCCTTAAAGGTGGTTATTATGAATGGACTCCTAAATTTAATTCACAAGGTGCCAAGATCGGTGAGACACGGCATTGGCGTGGGCCTGGTCACTTCCGCATTTGCCCTGCTACTAGCTATCACCGTGTTGAGCTTGAAGCAGGAACAGACTGCTGGACAATGTTCATGCCTGGACCACAAAGACGTGAATGGGGATTCCTTGTTAATAACAAATGGATCCACAACGACAAATATCTAACTGATAGAGCAAATAATGGATAGTAAAACAAAAGAAGTAATGGACATTCTACAAGAAGAATGTGCAGAAGTAATTCAAGCGGTGAGCAAGATTAGTCGATTTGGCATTGACAACTTCAAGCCAGGCAAGCCCAAAACTAATCGAGAACACCTTGAAGAAGAATTGGGCGACATGCTGGCAATGATTGACATCATGCTGGAAAAGAATGTAATATCATTAGAACACTTAGAAGTTGCAAAAGCTGCTAAGATCGAAAAATTAAAACAATGGTCAAACATATATGAGCAAAATTAAAATAAGCGAATTATTCTATTCGATTCAAGGAGAAGGACGCTACATGGGCGTGCCTTCTGTATTTCTACGTACATACGGATGTAACTTTACCTGTCAAGGATTTGGCATGCCCCGAGGCGAGGTAAGTCACGAAGCAACAGACATTGCGGCACAGCATACAATGATAACTCCATTTACAGAGTACAAGTCTTTGCCTCTTGTTAGTACAGGTTGTGACAGTTATGCAAGTTGGCATCCTGCATTTAAAGATCTAAGTCCAATGATTGAGGCTGACGGAATTGTAGAACGCATTATAGAAATGCTTCCTAACAACGAATGGGGGGATGCTCATCTTGTTATTACGGGTGGTGAGCCGTTGTTGGGTTGGCAGAAGGCTTACCCAGACTTACTGGATCATCCCAAGATGGTAGGGTTAAAAGAAATCACATTTGAAACAAATGGTACAATGCGACTGACTAGTGCATTTAAAAATTATCTACGTATTTGGACTACAGAGAATCTAGAACGAGAAATTACTTTCTCAGTCAGTGCAAAACTACCTTGTAGTGGAGAACCGTGGGATGATGCTATCAAGCCAGAAGTTGTTTGCGATTACGAAAATTACGGCACAGCATATTTGAAGTTTGTTATAGCTACAGAGCAAGACTTTGCAGATGCAATGAAGGCAACTAAAGAATTCCGTGATGCAGGATTTAAAGGACACGTTTATCTAATGCCAGTGGGTGGTGTAGAAAGTGTCTATGCACTAAACAACAAGGCAGTGGCCATTATGGCAATGAACGCAGGCTTACGTTATAGCGACCGTTTACAAGTGCCGTTATTTAAAAATGAGTGGGGAACTTAATGAACAATATCTTTAAAAAATTATTTGGTATCGATAAAATTGAAGCCGAAACTAGACGTGCAATAGAAGATGCAGAACGTGCTACAAAAATTGCTAAAGAAGCAACTGAGCAAGCAGAACGTGCTAAAGAATTAGAACGGTTGTCAAAACTCAGTCCAAAAGAAATAGCAAACGAAAAGAAAGAGCCCTGGGTAGCTGTATTGGATACTCATGTCAATAAAGAAAACGTGCGTAACGGATTCTTTGAACTTGACTGGAATGAGTATTTCGTGTTACAATTAAGGTCCGCTGGTTATACTGGCGAAACAGATGAGGCCATTGTAGATAAATGGTTCCAAGAACTTTGCAGAGGCGTAGGTGCCGAAGAAGGTGTAGATATGGAACGTAGAGGCAGTGGCTTTGTAAATGTAAACAATTTAGGTAATGGGAAAGTTGAGGTTAGTTAATGGCACAGACATTTATTCACGTTGATACTGCAAATACATTCTTCCGAGCTCGACATGTAGTACGTGGCGGTCTTGAAGACAAAGTGGGCATGAGTCTGCATACTATTCTCAGCAGTGTACGCAAGGCGTGGCGTGATTTTAAAGGTGACCATGTTATCTTTCACCTCGAGGGGCGTAGCTGGCGTAAGGACTTTTATGCTCCTTACAAGCGTCAACGTACAGAAGCTCGTGCGGCACAGAGTCCTCGAGAAGCCGAGGAAGACCGCGTATTTTGGGAAACGTTTGATCAGTTTAAAGACTTTGTGACTAACAAGACTAACTGTACTGTGTTGCAAAATCCACGATTAGAAGCAGATGATCTTATTGCAGGATTCATTCAAGCACATCCCGAAGATCAGCATATTATCATTTCGACAGATGGCGATTTTGCACAATTAGTTGCACCCAATGTGAAACAATATAATGGTGTCAGTCAAGTAACTACTACTCACGAGGGGTACTTTGATGAAAAGGGCAAACGAGTTAAAGACAAGAAAACTGGACTCATAAAACCTGAACCTGATCCAGAATGGCTATTGTTTGAGAAATGTATGCGTGGCGACACTAGCGACAATATCTTTAGTGCATATCCCGGTGTGCGTGAAAAAGGCACTAAAAATAAAGTAGGGCTTCGTGAAGCATTTGCCGACCGTAATTCTAAAGGCTATTCTTGGAACAATCTCATGTTGCAGAAGTGGGTAGACCACGAAGGCATTGAACATAAAGTGCTAGATGATTATAATCGAAATCGTCTATTGTGTGACTTGACTGAACAGCCAGAAGAGATTCGCAATCTCATTACCGAAACTATTAACACTGCAATTACCGCAGAAAAGAATGTTCCGCAAGTTGGCATTAGACTTATGAAGTTTTGTGCAACTTATGATTTGCAAAAAATTACAGACCAAGCACAAAGTTATGCGGAGCCTTTTAATGCAAGATATACTAGTAACGTGTCAGTTTGAAGACACTTGTAAAAATAAAACAGATACATGTTGGGAGACAAAAATGACAACTATTGCAAAACCTTTAATACCTAACAAAAGTTGGCTATTAGAAAGAGACGGACTCAAAGTAGGTACCCTGAACAAAGAACGCAGTTCGTATTCTATTTTAAAGAACGGTAATAAAATTGCCATAGGCACAGTAAAAGATGTCAAAGAAAAACTAGGCGTTGTATTTTTTGACGTTGTTAAATCTGTAAAATCTGAAACTACAGAATATGCAGTTTATGATTTTCCGTGTGGATCAAGGCCGTTTGGATCAGTATACGACATTAGAAAAAGATTACCTATCTATGCTAAGAGTACAAAAAGTAAAAGTCAATATTGTGCAGGACACTATGTAATTAAATTCCGCAAAGGGTGGGTTAAAAGTTTTTGTCCTAAGCTAATTACATTAGATCGATATCCATTTCACGGACCTTTTAAAACAGAAGTTGAAATGAAACAGATGCTCACTACTCTAAGTAAAAAAGAAAATGAAACAAATTAACACATTAGCCATCGAAAACTATCTCGAAAAGGCTCGTATTGCAAAGAAATCAGGTCAAAAGACTGTAGTTCTAGACATAAATGAAGCCACTGCATTAGCAGACAGTCTTGCGGTTGTTATGACTAGACTAGTGGGAAAATTAGAAGACTTTGTACAGCAACCTAGTCAAGAAGATGTGATACAGGTCTCAATGGACGGGGGCGGATTTCGATAAGTCCCAACTAAATAAATGCGTATATAACGGAGAATGTACGCATCATGAGCAGACCTAAACCTACAGTATTATTAGAACTAACAAATAAAAAAAATTACAAGACTGAACAGGTATTGGAAGCTGATGCCATTTGGGCAGTTTTTTATAAAGACAGGCCTGTCAACTTAAAAACTACCAGCATAGTAGCACAAGACCTAGGTCCAAAGTATAAAAAAGTTAGTTTTTCCAACAGCGGACATGCACACAATCTAGCGGAACGACTGAACAAAATGTTTAATTGCCAGGACTTCTCCGTTTATAAACTCACAACTGGTGAAAAACTAGGCAATGAATCAGCGGACTGAAATAGTCAAATACGTTTTAGAAACACTAGGAAAGCCTCATCACGACGAGTATGTTAAAAAAATGCTGCCTGCATTTTGGATGAATCCTAGACAAAAAGCAACAGGCGGATTAAGACTAACTGATTCCGGGCAAGAATGGATGCAACTTGCTGACATCAAATGCTATCAAATTGATCTCCCAAAAGAAATTGAATGGACAAATCGGTTAATTATCCAAATGGATCAATTTATTGATTGTCCATTTTATCTAACCAAAAAAGCTATCTTTGTATATAGAGAAAAGATGGCTGTGCAATTAGTGTTATTTTCCGGAAATATTCAAAAATACGGCCTTTCTAAAGCTATGAGTGTTGCAAAAACACAACAGCAAAAACCATTGACAACTGACTAAAAAGCCTGTATAATCAATACATACGCTAACGATACAGCGTACAAATTTTCAACACATTTTTTAAGGTTTTAAAATGGCAGAAGCTCTCAGCGGTAATCGTGCAGTCACTCCTAACGAAGCAAAAAAGTCTATTCGCAAGTGCGTAAAGATTAAGCGTCCAGTATTCATGTGGGGTGCTCCAGGCATCGGCAAGTCCGATATTGTTAAACAAATTGGCGATGAACAAAATCGCGAAGTGATTGACGTTCGTTTGTCACTTTGGGAACCTACCGATATCAAAGGTATTCCTTATTACAACTCTACTTCCAACACAATGACTTGGGCACCTCCTGCAGAACTGCCCACTGATCCAGAATCTACTGCAATCTTGTTCTTGGATGAATTGAATTCAGCGGCACCTGCTACACAGGCCGCGGCATACCAGCTAGTTTTAAACCGCCGAGTTGGTACTTACAAATTGCCAGATGGTGTTTCAATTGTTGCCGCAGGTAACCGTGAAACTGACAAGGGTGTTACTTATCGTATGCCTGCTCCGTTGGCTAACCGTTTCTTGCACTTAGAACTCCGTACAGATTTCGAAGACTGGCTCATGTGGGCTACTAAGAATCGTATCCATGAACAGGTTGTTGGATACTGCTCGTTTGCCAAACAAGACCTGTATGACTTTGATCCAAAGTCTAGTTCACGTGCCTTTGCTACACCTCGCTCTTGGAGCTTTGTATCCGATCTGTTGATTGACGACGACTTGGATGAACGTACACTGACTGACCTAGTGTCGGGTGCTATTGGTGAAGGTCTTGCTGTTAAGTTTATGGCACACCGCAAGGTTGCTAAACAGATGCCACAGCCCGAAGACATTCTGTCAGGCAAGGTTACTAAGATCAATATCAAAGAAATCTCCGCTATGTATTCTTTGACAACTTCTATGTGCTACGAGCTTCAAGAAGCAGATCGCAAGAAAGTCAAAGAGTGGGACAGTATGGCAGATAACTTCTTTGGATTTATGATGGATAATTTTCCAACTGAATTGGTTGTTATGGGTGCAAAGGTTGCGTTGACTAACTATCAACTGCCGTTTGATGCGTCTAAGTTGAAGAACTTTGACAAGTTCCATGACAAGTACGGCAAGTACATTATCCAAGCAATGGAAGGTTAAAATTGGGCCCTTCGGGGCCCTTTTTGCTTGACTTTTAACAGTTTTGGGTATATAATAATACATAGACAACAAAAGGACACAATATGTCAACAGTTATGAAAGCAGAAAAAGTCAAAAAGACTGCACCTGCAAAAGAATACACTTCCGCCGAAAAGGCAAAAATTGTAGATAAACTGATCACCGCACGAGTTGGTCTGTTGCTCCGTCATCCGTTCTTTGGTAATCTTGCCACACGTATGAAGTTAATTGATGCATCAGAATGGTGTTCAACATTAGCAACAGACGGACGTAATTTCTATTACAATCTAGACTTTGTGAATAAACTTAAACCCAAAGAGGCAGAGTTTGGATTTGCACACGAAGTTCTTCACAACGTTTTTGATCACATGGGCCGCCGTGATGGACGAGATCCTAAACTGTCAAACATTGCCGCAGATTATGCAGCCAATCAGATTCTCAAAGATGAGAAAATTGGGGAAGTGCCTAATTTTATTAAAATCTTCCAAGACAACAAATACCGCGGTTGGAGTTACGAACAGATTTATGACGAGTTATACGAGAAGGCTGAAAAGATTGATCTAAGTCAGCTCGGCGAACTACTCGACGAGCACTTGGACGGAGAAGGCGATGGAGAGAGTGAAGGCGAGGATGGCGAGGAAGTAGACGGTAGTGGTAAAGGTCGTCCTCGACTAACTGCTGAAGAAAAGAAAGCTATCCGAGACGAGATTAAAGAAGCAATGGTAGCGGCTGCTCAGGCAGCAGGTGCCGGCCGTATTCCTGCAGGTGTTCAACGTCTTATCAAAGACTTCACTGAGCCTAAAATGGATTGGCGTCAACTGCTCCGCATGAATATCCAAAGTATCATTAAGAGCAATTTTAGCTTCCAGCGTCCTAATCGTAAGTCACAGCACTGTGGTGCTATCTTGCCAGGTATGATGAACGAAGAAACTATCGATGTGTCTGTTGCAATTGACATGAGTGGTAGTATTTCGGACTCTATGGCAAAAGACTTCTTAAGTGAAGTTAAGGGCATTATGGACGAGTATCAAGACTTTAAACTTGATCTGTGGTGCTTTGATACCAGTGTCTATAACTATGCAAAATTCACTGGTGACACTGCTGACGAAATTATGAGCTACGATGTTAAAGGTGGCGGTGGAACTGATTTTGATGCCAACTGGGACTTCATGAAAGAAGAAGGTATTGAGCCTAAGCGTTTTATTATGTTTACAGACGGATATCCTTGCGGTAGCTGGGGCGACGAAAACTACTGTGAAACACTGTTTGTGATCCACGGTACTGAATCTATTGTTTCTCCATTCGGCCAGACTGCCTATTATAAATAAAGTAGGTATATTATGGCTATCAGTAAAGGAAGGGTGAATCCGTTAAATGTTCTCTCAATGAGGAGATTGGATCGGATTCCTCCTAATTTTAGCAAGCTCCAAATTAAAAAAATGCTCGATATTAGAGAGCTAGATAAATGGATTTATCTTAATTTGGATAGTCGTTATTGCGTCAGAAAATGCACCATCGTGGATGATAATAAGCTAACTACTGCTATCGAGATAGGTGTTGAAGATGCAAAAGAACTATCTATGCTATCGTTAGCCTGTCCACTTTTGCATAAGGATTAAAAATGTCAGAACAAGAAAAACAAGCCCCTGAGCTAACAATTACAGATCTACAAAATGTAAGATCTATTATTGATATTGCCGCAACTCGCGGTGCATTCAAAGCAGCCGAGATGGCCGCAGTTGGAGGTGTATTTAATAAATTAGATACCTTCTTGGCTGCTGTTGTACCTGCACAGAAAGCACCAGAGGCTGCTGAGCAAACTGCTCAACCAGAATAAGGATAAAATATGAAACATGTTGGAAAAATGAAGAACAACGGAGCAAAGTTAGCCGTTGTGTTTAGAACACTGCCCGGCGAAGCTACCAGTGCTCTAGTATGCGGTACTAATGCATTACCTGATGCATTCCACGATTCTCTTATGAGTCTAATTGAAAGCGAGTCCGGTCAGCAAGCAAATGAACTTGCAGATGTACTGGCTGTACGCAGGTTCCCAGATGGTTCCAACATGTTGGAATTCTTACACCGTAATGGACTATTGACCAAAGTTGCAACCAACATGGTCACTATGGTATTTGATAATAAGAATCAAATTGCATTAAGTGAACTAAATCAACTAGTTGCTGACCAAAAAGGTATTACTATTGATCAATTATCTATTACAGAATCAACTGAGCAGAAACCAGCAAGTCCTGTTGCAAAGGAATCTGTAAAAACTAAATGGGACAGAGCTAGAGAAGACAAAATCAAAGAAAACGAAATTGTCGTTGACAGCACACCTGTAGAGTTGTCTCCTACAGAAATGCGTAGCCGAGCAGATGCACTTTTTAAAGAGGCTGCAAGATTACGAAAAGAGGCAGACACTATTGATCCGCCAAAGAAGAAAACTTCAAAAGTAGAAACTACTGAAGCATAAAAAGCCCCGGAAGGGGCTTTTTTAATATACCATTACTTCAATAACGCCTGTTTCACCGTCAAAGTCTTGGAGTGCCTTTCCTAGCACTGCCATTGGATTTGTTCTATGTCCGTACTTACGAACTTCAGCATGTCCAGGGATGTTAGACGAAACTAGTACATCACCTTTCTTAACTGGTCCTTTTACTTTACAAGGTACACGGCCTTTAAGTGCAATAGCAACTCCGTTGACCAAATCTCTATTCAGTAGATACCCAGGTTGAGTAGATACAATGCCTGCAATACCTTCATGTTCGTAACTTGCACAGATAGTAACTTCTGCTGTTCCGCCCAAACGTAGTACAGTGCCCGGTTCGTATTGAGCATCTGCAAGATAATTTTCTGCCAAGTCAGCACCCGCTGTATTAAACTCGTTACCGTATATGATGTTAAAAGGATTTGAAGCACTGCCAATATTAACCAAGGTTCCCAGTGTTCTACTTGCAAGCAATGCTGGATTATCGCTAGCATCAACGTTAACAACATTTATAATTTCTTGGTTAGTATCAGTGACATTTAAACTAATTCTATATAAACTTGAAGTAACTTGAGCACCGTTTACATTGGAAAATAATCTTAATTGATTTTGTGCAATGTTAACTCCACTGACATTATTAACCTGTACCTGTGCTGTAAAAATAGGAGATTCGTATGTGACAAAATCACTAGACTCCTTGCCGTTTAATCGAATACTGTCAGAAGCTGTGCCCCATAGTAAGTAACCTTCAGGACTTCCAGAACTGTAAGATACTCCAAAACTGTTTGTTCCGGGTAATGTTAATCCTCTTTTGATAATAGGATAATCTGAATAATCTCCAGATGTTGGAACAAATTGAGCCCTTGAAGCAATTACAATATCTTTAAGGTCTGTTTCAACGAACTGATCTTGAATTTGGTGCTTCAGTACATAATGTACTTGCCCGTTTGATTCTTGTAGAAGAACAGGTGTTACTGTGTTAATTGCAGATTTGCCTGTTAGTTGTGGTCCAATTAAAACGTATCCTGTACCATCATAATAGTAAAGTTTACCTTCAGTTTCGTTGTAATGCAGATCACCTTTATATTGATCAGTGGGATAATCTGTTGATGATTGTAACGAAGGAACTGGTTTAAACTCTGCACCATTGTAGAATTTAATTTTTCTATTAGTGCTATCGTACCAAATTTGACCAGTAATTGGTTTAGGTGGTTGTTTACTGTTTGAGAAATTTTCTAAAAGTTTAACAAAATTAGTTGCGATAGATTCGCCATAGCCGGCATAATTTTTACCAACTAAAGATAGATCACAAACAGAAACGTTAATAGATCCATCCTCGATAGTAACTAATTTTGCACCGTTTGATTTGTTAATAATATATGACATTCATTAGCCTCTTGTTACCATTACTTCAATTACTCCCACATTTGGAGAGTTATAATTTTCCATTGCTTTCGCTACAATTGTTCCCGGACTTGGGAATAGCGAAGTTGTAAGGACTCCCGGAATATGACTCACAACTAATAAATTACCTCGAGTGATATTGCCTGTTACCTTGCAAGGTACTCGGCCAACTAAAGCAATTGCAACTGAGTCAGTTAAATCAGAATTTAAAATTTGTGCAGGTTCTGTTGTTACAATTCCGGCAACTGCGGCGGTGCTGTGGACATTTGCAATAGTCACTTCCGATGTCCCGCCAAACATTACTACTGTTCCAGATTCATACTGCACATCACTTGCATATCTTTCTGCAATGTCAGCATAGTATGATGTTGTACCAATTGGTAATGTTAAAGATGAACCTGGGCCAAACGACCACTGGCCTACAAATGTTCCGTTAGTGCTAGGACTACCTGCTGATAATTTTGGTGAAATAACATTAATTATTGCAGTTACAGTGTTAGCATCCGAAGTAGCCGAAATAAACGAGCCGCCTGACACATCAAGAGAACTACCTGCACCTAATTTCCAAGCACCAGTAATGGTGCCTTCTTCAGTAGTTCCTCCAGAATTTAATCCTTTAGAGAATAAAGTAGCAAAGCGGGCATTTGATGCACCAAAACTAATTGTACCATCAGTACCTGGTTCAATTTTACTACTAGAACTTAAAATAAACTTACCAACTAAATTTGCAGAAGTTATACTACTACCTGCATTAATTTCACTTGTGTAAACTTTAGCAAATTTATTTGAAGAATTTCCTAATGTTGTTAAATTACTTCCCGGCCTAAATTCAGATGCATTAACCACAACACTTCTATTTGTAGATTGTAATGTTAAATTGCCAGCTTCGCTCGAATAGATAGTAGATGTACCAATTCCAATACCGCTACTATTAGTAAAAGACCATCTTGCGGTAATTACTTCAGCAACATCTGCTTTTAAATATATATCGTCGGAACTAATACTTGCACCAGATGCAAAATTAAAGCCTCTACCAACATGTGGAATTCCTGCAAGGTATACTGCTTCAGTAGATTTAACATCAAAGTCATCATTAGACACTGCACCTAAAATTATGCCATCGGCGTACATCACAATACAGGCATGCAATCCGTCGGCAGTATCAATAACTTTAGTTGACACAAACTTAGTAGTGCCAAATCCAGGAACTGCTTCTGGTCCAATTAATGAATAATTGGATAGCGTGTTCTTAATAAACAATTGTCCTGCAGAAGTTTCGTACCAAAAATCACCAAGTGTTGCATTTGTTGCAGAGGTTACACCTGAGGTAACAATTCCAATAGTTCTCCATTCTGCACCGTCGTATACTTTTGGTTTTAACACACTAATAGATTTGTCAAACCAAAGTTGCCCTTGTACTTTATTAACAGGTTCTACTGTTCCTGCAAAATTTTCAGTCAACCAAAGGAAGTTATCGTTTTGAATAGTACCATAACTAGTAACATCTTTACCAATTAAATAGAGACTAGAAGAAGCCTGCTGATCGACTACCCCGTCTGCAAGGGTTATAAAAGCTCTCCCGTCAAAATAATTCAAATTATAAGGCATCTAGTTGCTCTCCGTTATAGGTCTCTTCTAATAATCCACGATGTGAATGTTGATGTTGTTGCAGTATTGTATGCAGCGGTTACATTAACTGTTAAGTTAGTTCCTGAATATTCAGAAATTGTTCCCTGTAGGTAGTTAACCTGTGTATCAGTTTCTCTAATTGTTATGCTAGTGCCGGTACTGAATATGCTGCCCCATAATGTTGGGAAGCTATAAATTGTAGAACTACTTTTGTTAACTGTGAAAGTTTTTAATCCTGTAGTTAGAGTAGATGCACTATCAGATGTTAGATATGTAGTATCAACATCTTCAATAAATGTCCAGTAACCTGCAATAACTGCAAACAATTTTACAGTTCTAACAATACGAGGCATAGGAGTAGCAATTGTTACATTACCTGCTAATTCAAAGTCGGTAACTAGTAGTGTAGATGTACTTGTTATTGTATTAATAAACGAAGTAGTTGTTGAAGTTGCTGTGTAATCGATTCCAGTAACAATATTAAATAATTTTCTAACGGTAGAAGTGTTTAAGTTATTCAACAAATATGTTGCAGTAGTAGCTTCATACTTGGTACATAATATAGTACATCTAGCACCGTCAGGCTGAACATAATAAGGATCACCAAAACCGTCAACTGGCAACGTAACATCTAGTATTGCAATAATATCTTCATTTACTGTGTCAAAATCAGTTATATCGATGGCTAATGTATATGGCTTTCTAGCACTATAACCACCTAATGCACCAGCAAGTCGTCCTTCAAAGTATCCCTTAGACACTGCGGTGTCATCTGTGTCAAGGTCAATTGTGGCTGCTAGGCCAACAATCTTGTTAGAATTATCTAAATTAACGTAACCACTAGACGGAGTTAAATATAAATCAGTTAACGGTGTTGAAACTGTTGTGATATTTTTATCGTAGATAACAACACTAGAAACAGTCAGTCCTTGAAGAACTGGTAAATTAATTAATCCTGGAGCAAACTTAACTGATGAACTTAATTTGTAGTCAGCAGCACCTGCCCATTCTAATACAGGAACCCCCGCAATTTTATAAGATCCAGAAGTAGTTAAAGTGTCAATGCCAATATTAGATTGCCACGAATCAGACGAATCGTTAAACACCCAAAGTTTGTCAGTAGTACCATGCAGTGTAATGCCGCCGCCGTCAATAAAAGCATCGGTTGCAGTAGTTTGACCAGTTGCAAGTTCGATATTTTTATCTTCAATTCGCATAAATGTAGTTTCTACACTTACCTGTGTACCAAGTACTGTTAAGTTTCCAGAAATATTTACATCTCCGGCAATGTCTACATCAACTGTAGGATTTCGTTTGAAAATTCCAATTCGATCATTATCAGAATCAATATGAATTGCCACTGCATCAGTACCAGTAGTTACACTATTATATCTAATTTCTAAAGGTTCACCCTGTATTGTGCCACGGATTACACTAGTAACTACACCAGTATTGTCAACTAATATTTCAACATTTGAATTTGTTCCAACTGAAATACCGTTATCGTTAACAAAATCAAATTTACCAGTAATTTCTGTTGAAGAATTTGATCTTAATACACTATCAAGACTAACACCCTGAATACTTTCTGCACTAGTTGCTACACCATAAAATTTAGCACCAATTGCACTGTTAATCATTAGACCAGATCTAATAGTGCTAGTACCTAAAGCAATTGCTGTTAATGTTTCAGGTTGAAGAGAAATAGTTGATGTAGACATCACTGCCCAACGAACACCCTGGCTATAGAAAATAGACAGCTCGTGATCGAAACCTGAACTGTCTGATATTGTATCTACGAACCACCCTTCTTTACCTACGCTGTCAGAATATTGTTTAGCAGCAAGTTGCCAAACTGTTCCGTCATACCATTTTAATAAATTGTCAGTAGTATCCACCCACAAATCGCCGCGGACTACTCCAGCTGGTTCAGTTGTGCTTATAATCGGAGCACCAACTGGTTTGAATGTGCCTGTTGAATAAACTTTTAGTCGACCCTCGCTTGTATCAAACCATGTTTGTCCCACAACAGGACTAGACGGTTCAATTAAGTTTGAAAAGTTTTCAAGTAACGAAACAAAATTAGCGTTAACATATTGTCCGTAATTATTAACATTCTTACCTACTAAAGTTATGCTAGTTGACACGTCGTCAATTGATTGATCAGCTACTACTGCTAATGTTTTTCCGTTTGTAAATTTAATCGTATATGACATAACTTATTAGGCCTTGATAATATAATTCATAGCATGGAACGGATTCATTACAGTAGTTACCATGCCTGTTGCAGTTCCGCCAAAGCCCGGAGTCGGATACGGAAACTGTTGCGAGAATGAAGTTGCAGTCATAGTAGCAGTAGTCGATCCGCCAACTACTCGAGGTGCTGTTCCTTGGGATGCTAAGAAACTATTAGGTGTATTTGCTCCTACTACTCTATTTGCAGTTCCTCCACTACTGGTAAGTCCGTTGGTCATGTTATCATAACCAATAATTGTTCTTCCTCGTAGATCGGGCAATCTAAACTGACCGTTAACTAATGTCTTACCATAAGTGTATCCGATTGCTGCAAATAGGGCAGGATAGTCTGTGCGGCCAACAACCGCACCATCACAAAATAACCATCCTTTGCTTAAAGGTGTTGCAGGATTTGGTTTTTCAATTCCGGCATATGGCATAATTGTACCAGGCGGAATTAAGAAATCTAACACACTGGACAATAAAGCGTCTCTACTAGCCTTAGCTAGACCAGTAACTCCTGTACCCGAAACTGCTGTAAACAATGCAGTATTTGTTGGGGCACTACCCAAAACATTAACACTCGGTATGGTTATCGACATGTCGTTGATATTGTTTTCGCCGCCTAACAATGTTCCGGGAACTGTTAATACATCGTTAGCAAGATAGTTAGTTCCGCTATTTGCAACTCTGTCAATAATATATGTTCCAGCAGCTTGACGAGTAATATCAAATGCAATGCCGCTACCAGAGCCCCCGTTAGCAGGTATTGAAACAAAACTAACACTCTTAACAGCTACTAATAATTCATCAGTTGATGCAACACTGGTAACTGTGCTTCTTGAAGTAATTGCATTAGCCTGCAATTGAGTTGTAAAAGTTCTAGTTTCACTTGTTCCGCCATAGGTAATACCTGCACTATATATATCGCCGGCCATTGTAAACGTTGCAGAAGATGCTAATCTAGTTGCTACTGTGGATGTTCCATCAAGTGTTCCTTTAAATACAGCACTGTGTACTTCTTTAAATGACTTGGTAACAGATCCTAATGTATAAACATTGTGAACTGCTGGTTGAATAATTTCTTTAGAGAATAAAGAAGTATCAGTAACTGTATTTCCTATTTTAATCCCATTAAAAAATGTAGATGTTGAATTAAATGTTGCAGTACTACTGAACGAAGTGTTCTTACCAAATGCAACTGCACCTGAAATAGTCAATGCATCGTCAGCATTAGTAGTAATTGTGACAGTTCCGGAAAATCTAGCACTACCAGTAACATCTAAAGTAAATTGAGGATTAGGAGTGTTTATTCCTATTCTTTTATTTTCTCCTTGGATAGTTAAAATTTCGTTATAAATTTCACTTTCATCAACAACTTGAAATGCAAATGTTCCATTGAGTTTACTGTTGACAAATTTATTTTTAAATGTGCCTTCCTTTTGAATTAAGAAAGTAGGGTCAACTCCTAATGTAAAGCCGTTCTTGGCGTTCAATACTCCATTGATAGATGTATCGATATCATTACGAACAAAATAATTTCCACTAATAACACCTCGAGTAGGTGTAGTTACAATAAGATTCTGTGCTGCATAAGCAGTAGAATTTAAAATTGCAGAATTGACTGCTGTTAAATTGAGACCAGCTTTGATTGATTCAAACCCGTCAATCTTAATCTGTGGAGTAAATTGTTCAGGACTAATAATTTCTACAATGTTGCCGTCAACATAGTTTGCAATAATTTTATGACCAACACCTACAGTATCTAAGACCGTTTCTGCAATTGGTCCAGACTTACTGCTGCCGTCAACTGCCGGGCCTACTAATATCCATTCACTGTTTTCGTTCTTAACTTTTAACTGGAACGTAGTTGTATCTACCCAGATATCACCAGTAACTGCTTCTGGGGGTTCTGAAGACTCTTGATACACTCCGTTAATTGATTTCCAATTTGCACCGTTCGCGGTACCATCATTAATTTTTAATTTGTAATTAGCATTGTCGTACCAAAGCTGTCCTTCAATAGGATTATTTGGAGGAGTGCTGTTAGCATGATTTTCTAGCAAGTGTAAGAAATTAGAGGCAAAGTCATATGCATAGCCTGAAGCATTTTTTCCAACTAGTGTTAGACTAGTAGAATAATTATTTCCAGGATTTCCAGGAAGACCATCATCAACTAGAATAGCACTGCTATACTTTGTAGGATCAGAAAAATAAACTGTATAGGCCATGTTATGCTCCTACTCCACTAATACTTTGAACTCTAACAGTATAATCAATTTGGATCATTCTGTTTAAGCTCTTCTGTACAGGGTGAAAAATAACGTGGGTTAACAACAATTCATTTCCAGTAGAATCATATCCTACTAGTCCTAGTTCATCAAATACAAATTGTCCGTCTAAATTTGCACTGTTATCAAATGCTAGCTGACCGTTAGGCTCTCCAAAATCTAATAAACAACTAACAAGAAGATCGCTATATGTTGCACCAACTAAATGCCTAGATTCCATAAAGTTTCTTGTGGGATCTAAGTTAGATGAACTAGCAGCATCAACTGATTTTTCATAGGTTTTGTTATACAATGCTGCGTTTTGACCAACAGAATTAGGTGTCAAGTATGTAATAATTCCGGTAGGATCAACTCTGCTGCCGCCGTTTCCAAATGCCATTTTACTGACCCAACCGTAACCTTGATTTCCAACACTGTTAACTAGTGCTAGACTAAAGTTTTCATAATGGATAGCATTGCGTTTATTAACAAAGACTTCTTTAGTAGTAGGATCAAAGATCTTAATGTGCCCTTGAAGGCTAATACCGCCAACTTCGTCTGGAGTTTTAGCCGGAGTTTCGGGCTGCTTTAATTTATTTTCGTCTTGCATGTTCATACTTATCCAATATTATTTTATACTATGTTAATAGTGTTACCCATTGATGCATGTATTCCGCACTGATAATACAATGTAGAAGGAGCATTCATAGGAACTGTGATTGTAGTTGTACCTGTAGAACTTCCAGTCACTCCATTTGTATATGCAGCTCCACCGTTACTCACTCTAATTAAGAATGGATGACTTGCTCCAGTACTGTTGATAAAATTATACGTAAATCCTTTGTAAAGATACAATATAGGATCATCTGTATTGCCGGTAATAATTCCCGGACCACTAAATGTATAGGCAATTGTGCCGTTACTAGATAATGTCCATGTTAATCCTGCAAAAATACCTGTTGCACCTGCTGGTCCTGTTGCACCTGCTGGTCCTGTTGCACCTGCTGGTCCTGTTGCACCGCCTGGATCTCCCTGAGGGCCAGTAGACCCAGTAGGGCCAGTAGCACCAGTAGAACCTTGAGGTCCGGTAGCTCCAGTTGCACCTTCTGGTCCTGTTGCACCTGTAAGACCAGTAGGTCCTAATTCACCTGTTAGATCAAACAACCAACTGCTGTATGTACCAGTTCCTTCTGTAGTAATTGGATTAAGTGTGAGGTTTTTATTTGTAAAACTTACAATTTGCCCGTAAATTGTTGCACTAGATCCTGCATACGCAAATACGTAGTTGCCGCCCATAAATGCAGATTCAGAAATCGCAGATTTGTTAGTAACAAATGTCACTGTGGATGTTCCGATAGCAACTGTACTAGTTGATATTAATCCTGCAAATCCAGGACCGGTTGCACCTTGTGGCCCAGTAGATCCAGTAGGACCAATGTCACCAGTTCTAGCAAATGTTAAAATAAGTTCAGCTTGATCATCAAATCTAAATGCACCATCTACATGGGCACAGTCTATTTTAAAATAACCATCTTCTTCAGTAATTGCAGTGATTGTAAAAATTGCAAAGGTGCTAGGAGTATTAGCAACTCCAACTCTAAAATGACCTTTTAAAGGACTTGTGCTATCGTCAATTGTTCGTAGGAAACTCTGAAGATCAACACCGTTAATATCCCGGTCATCGACATAGAATAAGGTAGCATCAGGCAAAGTTTGATTGTCAAATTTAATTCTACCGTTACCTGGATCGTCATCTGTTACCGCAGTGCTAAATCTATAGTTAACAGTTAGGCCGCCAAAACTTCCAGCAGGTCCAGTTGATCCTTGTGGACCAGTAGCACCCGTTCCGCCTCGAAGACCAGTTGCACCCGTAGTACCGTTAACGCCTTGAATGCCAGTTGCACCTGTAGCACCTGTACTACCTATTGGTCCAGTTGCACCTCCCGGGTCTCCTGCATCACCTTTTAGGCCAGTAGCACCAGTAGAACCTAGTGTGCCTGTAGCCCCTGTAGATCCCTGATACCCTTGGGCACCAATTTCTCCCTGGACTCCTTGAGGACCAGTTGCACCTCGGGTACCTTGACCGCCAACTAAAGTTATAGTCCAATTGGTAAAAGTACCAGAGCCAAAGCTAGTTAATGGTCTAACAGTAAGTTGATTTCCAACAAAACTCTCAACAATACCGTCAAAGTTTGAGGTAAGGTCTGTACTAGAACTAGCTGTTGCCCTTACCCTAGAACTTGCAGTATATGCAACGGTACTAGATGATAAGTGAGTTATAAATGTTACAGTGTTCAAACTGATTGTTGCAGTAGTTAGTGAAAAGAGGGGCACAAATCCAACTCCGGTTGCACCTGTGCTGCCACTGCCTGTTTCTCCAGTTGCACCCTCAGGACCCGAAGGACCAGTTGCACCAGTAGATCCTGCACCAGTAGATCCTGTAGGTCCTGTTGCTCCGTTAAATCCAGTAGCACCAATCGGACCAGTTGATCCCTGCGGGCCCGTTGCACCGTCAACTCCATTCAACCCACTTTGTCCAGTAGCACCTTGACTTCCAGTTGCTCCTGTTGACCCAATTCCAGTTGAACCAGTTGGTCCTGTTGCACCAGTCGATCCCTGCGGGCCTGTACTACCTTGTGCAGCGGCTTGGATCTGTTGTTTAAAATTTGCAAATGTTACTTGAAAATTTGTCCCACTAGAAACAACCGGAAATATTGTTTGATCCGTTACGTTGGTTAAAGTTGTAAGTTGCGATATTCTTGCCATATTATGAACCTATTAAAGGATCTCCTGTTTCACTGTCTAATGTATCCCCAAATTCAAGGATTAGGTATTGATCTGTTGCAGTATTCTGACCATAGTAATATTTATCTGGTAGGAAAGATGGTCTCTCCAACAAGAACTTAACTTGCTCAACATTTCTAGAATGGATGTCAGAATATTCAATTCCGGACTCTTGAGACACTGTTTGAATTACTTTTAATTCTGACCCTACTCTAGGAGTAAAGTTTAAATTAATAGTATTTGTTGCAGTAGTAATGCTGTATTCAGCTGCCAACAAAACTGTACTTGCAGTGTTATAAGAATTAGTTTCTCCCGAATCATATGCAACACTAACATCAGTAGTTCGATAAGTCGAAGTTGTATTTTTAACAACCTTTACTCCGTTGTTAAACAACGATGTGAAAGTATCAGATAACGGCTTACGCAGTACTCTACCTTGATAAACAACGTCAACATGATTATAAGAGTTAATAACTCCGCCATCAAACACAATATTTGTCAATGTTAGTACTGTGTTAGTTGTGCTATTGATAGTAAACTTATCTTGTTTCTTATATTCAACTACTGGAATATTTTGCTCAGGCCCTTGATCTAACACTATAGAACTTTCTTTGTGTAAAGATTTGATACCTGTACCTAATGTTCCCCTACGTAACCAGCTAAGTTTATTGCCTTCTACTTTATAAAATTCAATTCGTTCTCCGTCAATTAAAATAACGCCAGGACGATTGTTGTTGTGATTAGGCAATGTTAATACATCTGCATCTTCTACCGTAATGGAAGTGTCAGTTGGCAGTAAGTCTGCTGCAAGTTGAGTAGAATTTTCTTGACTAATTCTCTTGTAATGTGTTCTACCAAGATTATCGCGGAAAATTCTATATCCAACAAGTGCTTCACTTGTTTGATCTACTACACTCATAATCACTACTGTATCAGTAGATTTTAATTTATATTGCTCGTTCAAGATAACTGTTCTGTTGTCAGAGCCAATTTTAAATTCAGTTTCTCTAGTAATCGGGCGACCATTTACTTCAACCCAAACATAGTTGCTGTTAACCACAGTTCTGCTTAATTTGAATATGCCTGCATAATTACCGTTGAAACGTTCTCTTCTAAATAAACTGTTATCGTGATTATTAAAAGTTGTAACTTTAATTGTACTGGAGCTAGCAACGTCAACTCGATCAGTTAGTGTTAATGTCGATCCAGTAACATAATAATCGTGATCTCTTAACAGTGTAATAGCAACAACGTCAGAATTGTTTAACACCTGAGTGTTAAATTCTACCAAGTTTTCATCTTGATTTAATCTAACTGTGGTGTCAAAATCTCGTCGGATGCCGTTAACATAAACTTCTAATTTAGCTCTATCAGGTAAGCCTTGCGGATAATCAATGTGCTGATCTAGAGAGAATGTCCTAACTCCGTTTGCCGCAGAATAATAAACTGTATCCGGCGGACTTAAACGTACACCGTTACGTTCAACAATTAATTGACTATGGAATGGTTGAATATTTCCTGGAGGTGAGGTTAATGTGAACACTGTAGTACTCGAAGTAGCTGCAATTATTTGTTCTTTAATTTCGCTAAAGGCTTTGTGATCGCTGGCAAAAAACCAAACTTGCAGAGTATCTCCAATTGCTAAGTTAGTATCAAATGTTAATTTTACTCTACCAGAAGTTCCCTTAACTAGACCAGATAATGCATAATCAGTGCGTTTAACTCCGTTAATTGTTACATAACTGCTCTTGATATCTGCAAAACTAGATGCAAAATCAAATACTTTCTGGCCACTGGCATATGTAATAGGAACTGATGCTTTTTCTAGCAAGTTCTTGCCACCGACGCTCATAGTAGTAATGGATAACAATTCTGGATCTGGATTTTGATTCTTAAATGGATCAAAGCTTCCTCGGCCAGCATATTGCCAATTACCACCATTGCTAGTGCTATAAAATACATGACTAGTATTATTTTGAATATTAGCATCATCTACTAGAATACCGGTACCTGGTGTGCTACCAGAACGGCCCAATGCAACTCCAGTAATGAATCCTTGGTCGCCGTTGAAGTTTGCCCCCCTCCATGTATTTTCATAAATCATTTCGATGTACTGATTTGTTCCATCACTGTATAACGTGACTTCAAATTGGTATGCGGGCACTGTTGTAGTTGAAGTTCTTTGATTATAATGAGAACCTTGAAAACGCAGTCTCCAGTATACAAAGTTGCCTACTTCGCCACCGCTTAAGAATAGACCCGGAGTTTCGCCAGTTGATAGCGGAGTATTCCGTAGCCCTGTACTAGGATTAATACCATAGTCTTGCCACAAGTCACAATATTCAATATAAATCGCAGGTGCTATTAGTTGCCCTAGTACTAGAGGAGTCCATTGACTATCACCGGCTCCGAAAGTTAAATAGCCGTTGGTTCCAACATATACTTCATTGTATAATGTTCCAAACATGTTCCAGGAAAATCCAAGAGGGTACGGACCGGTAAATGTGTCATCACCTGCATTACTTTCAATTACTGTGCCTTGACGCCTTGGCAAAACATCCGAAGGATTAAAATAAGGTCCACGAATACCTGCATACGGGTCTGCTAAGAAAACAACTTCATTAGTTTGATAATCTAAAATATAATCTACACCGTATGATAGCAATCTGTTGTTTAACATTACTTCAACAGATTCATTACTAGGAGGTGTAAATCCAATTGGATATCTGCTAGTGAACGCATCTTTGAAATATTTTTTGTTAATCATTAATGCTGCACCCGCTGTAGGATAAGTGTAGACGTTGATTCCTAGACTGTCAGAAACTCTGCCTGGAAGATTTTCTTCAGGACCGTAGCTGTTGTTTGCACTGATTAACTTATCACCATCAATATTGATATCTTCCAAGTCATCAGACTTAGTAGGTACCATCATACCATTGATGTTATCATAGTACCATCCCGGGCTAGTAGCACCGTTAGGATTAATGTAGGTATCTAAATCTAAATCAACAACCGGTAAAGAGCCGTCGCTCGAAGTAGACCTAAACAATACTCTATCATTAGAATTATAAATTGCAGGAACTGTAATTGTACTAACGTATCCGTTGCCAACAAATGCTGTAGCAGTAGTATCAATTCTTACAAAATTATTAGTACCAGAATACTTAATATATGCATTGTATCCTTGTCCCAATGTCGGAACAAAAGGCAAAGTGTAAACTAATGGATTTGGATTTACAAATGATAAAGAGGCACCGGGCGTTACTCCGACCGGTGCACCTAACTGCAATACCCATCTAGTCATATTTGCAGTATCTATTGTAGAAGAAGTTACTGTATAAATTACTGTTGCAATAGTAACTGTAGATCCTATACGAACTCCTGTAATATCTTTATTAGTTGCTAATGTAAAATACAATACTGACCCAGCACTGATACTGGTAGTTGCTGCTACGGTAGCAGTTACTCTCGGTCCTTTAGTTTCATACGCACCAACTTCTGGTATAAAGTCATCCCAATTACTGTCGCCGAACAGGGTAGTATCCCAACCTTTTGAAACTTCAAACGGTAGTGTATCAATTGTTACTCCGGGATATTCTAAGCCATTCATTAACATGGTTGCAGTATTGCCCGGCATTCCGGATACCGGTGCATAGTAATCTCTGATTCTATCAACTGCATGATATAAAGAATGATCTTTCTTATATTCAATTGTAATCTTTGATAGTTTTTTAGGTATGTCTGCAAGTACTATTTTGCCGTACTGTTTAGAATAGCCGTTAAACTTTTCAGAATATTTCTCAACTGTATAATCTCCAGACAGCACACGGATACCATCTACTTTAACTGTGATGTTATTCTTATCAGGGCTAGGAGCCCATGTTAAATCAAACTCTCGACTAGCACCTGTTGCGGTGTAAGAATCAAATGCGGTAGCTGTAGTAATTTCGTTGTATCCAGATACTCTATCAAATTTCATTGTGATAGAATTTGATCTAACAGCACCGTTAGTAATTCTTACAGATACTCTTGCCGGAATAAGAGTTGTTGGGCCGCCCCCAATTAGTTTAACAATAGGAGTAGCAGTGTATCCAGAACCCGAGTCAGTAACAACAATTTGACTTACTTTACCAAGTGCAATATATGCAATAGCTTTGGCACCAGTACCGGTAGTATCTCCCGGTTGAGGAGTAATTTCAACCAGTGGTTGTAATTCATACCCAGATCCGCCGTCATACACATCAATTGCATTAACTGAATACGAATAACTCTGTAGCCAAGATTTCCAAGGATACGTGTTCAACTCTGCTCTACCAAATGTGACAGGAATAAATCTGCCTTGACTAGGACTGTAAACTGACGGTAGGTCAAAGTCTGTAATGACTGCACTTGTAACGTCTGTTGCAGTATAATTGTTAGTAAAATTCCTAATCTTAGTATGGTACGGTTTAGTTTCGTTGATGTATTCTTGATAATAAGATTCGTTGTTTAACTTGTAAACAGGTCGTTGATCCAGGCTTCCAGCATGATTATACACGTTAATGAACGATGTTTTAAATGCCCAGTCTAAGAATTTTTGCTCGCTTAGTGCATATTTGATCAGCTTAAAGAAAAGTCTGTTATAGTAAACTTTTAACGGACCTACAAATACATCTTCAAGTAAGCCGTATATAATGTTTTCAGTTTCTTTAGCAGGATTTTGATCCCAAGAAGTCTGATCCCATCCGGATACTTGATCCCATCCGTATACTGATGCTTTATAATTCCAGATAGACTCGTCTAATTTAATAGTACCATTTTCTTGATAGATTAAATCAAAAGAGCCATTATAAGTTCCGACACCGGCTGTAGACAATCGCTTTCTTAAAATAATATATCTGCCGTCGCCGCCGTTTCTTACTTTAACATAATTGCCAGCAGGGATACTAGATACACTGGCTAGCTGGTACGGTGCATCTATGGTAGCAAGTATATCTTGTGCAGGGTTATAAGTTGTATCAACCCAGTCAATATATTTCCAGAAGTTAGCAGTATCGTAGGATTGAGTATACTTTCTTAAAAATACTTTAAGATCATATTCCCACTCGTAACGACTCCAGCGACCATTTACTGTGTCGTCTGTTCTTACTATTACTGTGAACGGTCTAACAGTTAATGTTGGAGAAGCTGTATAATTTTTTCCAGGATTTACTACTGTGACTTTAACAATTTCGCCAACAATATTAACTTCAGTTACAATTTTTGCATCACTACCGTTGCCGTCAATAGCCACAGTTGGACCAACATAGTTGACTGCTTCTTGGTTAGAGTTAACTAAAACTTTTTCTAATGTACCGTGACCAAATCCCGGATTAATAATTGTAACAGAAATAATTTTACCATTTCTTACCTGGCAGGTTAGCTCTGCTCTCTTAAGATTTCTAGTACTGACTGCAAAATCTCGTTCAATTAAGTCTTCAACTAATACATCATAAGTTCCTAATACTTGGTTAGGAATCTCATCTTTAGCATTAAACTTGGTAAAGTTTACACTGTCAACAATGTTGTTATTTTTCAATACGGTGTTGGTATATTCAACTAATGTTCTCAAAGCACCAATCCTGTCTTTGAACATACTTTGTCTTGGTCTAAACTCAATTCCATACTTTAATCTATCAGACAACATTGTGTCTGGTACTGAGTTACCTGCCGTATCTTTTCCTAATAGACTGTCTATTAGTTTTCTAATCATTAATGTATTAGGTACACTAGATGCATTTCCGTCTTGCAGCAACAACCATTCAGTGTGTTTATTAATTTCTTTTCCGGTTGTATCTATATCAATTGACAAATTGATATCAGTTCCGATAATAGAACTGCCCATGTTGGTTAACATGAACGCATTGTTTGCAATCATAGATGCAAACTTAACGCCTTTTGCTTTAGGATCTGCAATAAGACTTGCAACATCATATGCACTTAGTCTTCTAGATGCCCCTTCAGGAATAGTAATCTTGTTTTTAACCCAATAATAATAGACATTACTAAACGAGTTAGAAACAGGATTCCAAATTTGTTTTACAGAAATGACTGAATTGTCAATAAATTTAGGCTGGCCGCTAATGCCTTGTGCTAGTCCTTCGTTAGTGTCAGCAATAGCACTCCACTGGCTAGGAAGAGAAGATGTTCTTACCCACTCGTATACATCGATCATTGATCCAGGGAATAAAGTATTCCAACTATTTCTACGGAATTCTAACTCACCTTGCTCATACCAAACATATTTGACTGAGCTCAGATCCCACCATAATTTTCCAACGTGTTCGTCTAACCAGTTATTGTTAGTGTTAGTCACAACACCGCTAACACCTATAGAATAAACCGCAGGATCAAATAAAGACTTATAAGAAAGTTCTTGATCTGCAAAGCCAGAGATCTTACCTTTTAAGGGATCTATAATTTCTAAATAATCAACCACTGACTGATCTTTTGTGTTGATAGTTTTAACTGTTTTAATTGAGCTTAGGTCAACAAGGTCTTCCTCAGATCTAATAAGTTTCCAGCTGTTCAATGAATCAGATTTAGCTGTATAAAAATATAAAGCACCAATCTGAGCCTGTTGCCTATCTAAGCCAGGTGCACCTACTACAACACCGGAGTTGTGTACATGTACACTATTTCCGTATAGTTGGCCAGCAATTGATAACTGATTGAAAAGTTCTTCACCAAAAATGTATTTTTCATTTTCTTTTACAAAGGTAAAGACTGCACCAGAATTCTTAATTACAGAATAAAAATTAGTTGTATCAGAATCAAACGTAGTGTTTGATGGTTTTGGATTACTATTAGGATCTAGTACATATTTTTCTCTGCCAGTAAGTGCAGAAGTATAGCTGTCAAATGTAGCAAAAGGTCTGTGACTTGCACCTGCCGAAGATACTACTAACGTTTTATTGTCCGGGGACAATTCCATGGTACTACCAAAATCATAACCATTATTTAAATAAGGATTATCAATAACTTGCTCTACTACATATTGCCCGCTGGTTAATTTCATTGCAATAACTTTACCCGAACGAGTAGTTTTATCACTTGCTTTAGTTGCAGAAATAAACAAATAGTCTCCGGATTCACTCATTACTATGCTTTCGCCAAACCCGGTTCCGGGTCCTGCAATACCAATAAATGCATCATCTAAAGAAGTAATTGTCTGGACATTAGTGTAAGTTCCAGAGACTGCACGTGAGTAAACAAAAACTGCACCAGTTGAAGTAGACCATCCGGGGGCCGCTACTGCAATTTTAGTACCAGCAGCATTGCCAGTAATTGCATTACCAAATTTACTGTTAGCAGTTAGTCCGCTAACTGCAATCCTTGCATTTGTATCTGCACTAGCTGCAATACTGACAGAACTGGTAGTTACATTCAATACAGAATAATGGACCGCACCAGTGCCATCGTGATCAGGACTTGAAACAAATAGTACCTTAGAGGTTGAAGAAATACTTCCAACATGCATAGCATGTCCAAAGTTTGCACCGGACTGCGGCTGAGGGCTGCTAATTGCTGCATTAAATAAAATTTCATCGTTGTCAAAATCAATTCTAGCTATTCTAACAAATCCTTGTTCTAAAAAGTTTGATGTTGCAGTAGTTAAGTTAACTGTGCTGAATTTGTTAGTTGCAGTAACTTGTCGAATATACGAAGTGCCCGGTGATCCGATAAAAACTAAATCATTATCGTCGTCAAATTTAACTGATTGCCCAAATAAAGAAGTATTAGTTCCTGTGAAGTACGTGTCTGATATAGAAATATTTGGGTACACTGCACTAGAGAATAAAGCCTGTCCACTATTGATTTTGTAGGTATAAACTTTTCCAAAATCTAGCGAGCGGCCATCGGCTGAGTAGTAAAAATTAGGAGAACTGGTTACTAGTTTTGTTCCTGCAGAGTTGCCTGCAACTTTATAACCATACTGTTGATTCTGTCCTAGTGTGTAGGCAACATAAGGAGATTTAAATTCTGTTGAGGCAAAATTATCTGTCTTTTGATACACTGCCCATTTACCCAGTCGATCATCTACCCATATCTTTTCATCAACTCCAATCTTATCAAGTAATATAGAATTTTCTAAATCGTCAAACTGTCCGAGTCTTGAGCTGACAAATTTAAACAACAATCCTATTGCTGGAGAAAACGGAGTTGTTAATGTTGTAAGAACAGACGAAACCACAAACTGATTAAGTTCTATAATTTGATCTACTGTGTACACTCCGTCAACTTGACCGTCAAACTGACTGATACTGACAATATCGCCAATGGCTAAATTATGTCTAAAATCAGTTGTTACTAGTAAACTAGACCCTGGAGAGTAGACATCTACATCTACAATTCTTGTAGAAATCTGAGTATATCTGTAGATATCCCAGTTGCCGTTAGGTAGGAATCCAACCCACACAGTGTCTCCATCTTTTAGACTTCTGTTATTAGCAATGTCAAGGAGACTGTCTTTGTTAAAGGCAGTAGCCGTAACATCATCAAGTCTAGCATAACCAGCAGTTGGTAAGATAGCTACACTGTCAGAAAGGGCAGTGCTAGTTGTTTTAAAAGGTGTACTAGAGTAATCACTCGTTTTAATAGCAATATTTTCAGGAGTCTGATAGCTTATAAACTCACTGTATATGATTGGTTCAGTTTCAACAAATTTAACAATTTGTGGATTCTCTTTGAATTGCAATTCATTTAAAGTAAGCTCCAATGTTTCGTTAGTAGGGAATGACCCATAGTTACCAATCCTAAATGCCCAGTCTTCGTAGAAATCTACAAATCCGCCTTGAGAAATAATACTGGCTTTGGCCAATTTGCTAATTGTATTTCTAGTACCTTTTTCTTTAATATAACCTTGATAGAATTTATACTGACTTGTTGCGTTAGTAAAAATGTTATCAAGATAACTTCTTGGACTATATCCAACAAGGTGTTGTGCAAGACTTTGTTGGGTTGCATCAAAGTTATCAATATCAAGACTGTAAAAATCTTCAAACTGACCAATTTTGTAATCAAAGTTAGGAAGAAGTTCTGCTACAGGTTTTTCTCCTAGCACAGACCATTCGTTAAAATTAAATTCAGCTGCACCTAAAACTTTTGAAATTGCAGAATAATAATTGCCTGCATAGAATACCACATCACCTGTGGAATAATCTGTAAATTTTTCCCAAGTAGAAATTTGTGCTTCGTCATATATGAAGCCGGGACTAAACATGTCGCCATTCCAGCCGCCAGTAATAAAGCCCATTAACTTAATTCTACGTTGCTTATATCCAGTCTCTGGTTCGTAGATCACATCATTGAACAAAGTAGAATTATTCAATACCAAGGTATGTTCTTTTTGTACTAGATTTAGTCTTGCAAAGAAAATCCCGTCAGTGGTATTCACCGTTCTAATTGTAAAAACGTTTTCGTCTCTTGAAGTAGAAATAGACTTGTTAGAAAGCACAGTACCGTCTGCTTTTAAAACACTATAGTCATAAAATGCATTAGTTAATCCGTCAACTACTGCGGTTGTATCTTCAAATTTAACACCGTTTGCAAAAGGACTCAAAGTAATTACACTGCCGACTGACCACTTTTGGGTAGTCCAATATAACATTTCTTTAGAGCTAAATGTCCAATCTAAAATTTCTGTAAGGTCTTTGTTGTACTCATCAAAAACAAATCCTTGACTTTCAAGCCACTTGCTATAACCTAATAGAACTGCATGGATATCTTCAGGGTTCTCATACTCAATACCGTAAGGAATTTCTGTAATTGTTGAACTAAATTTAGAAGGGCGGCGTACTGATACTCCGCCTATAACTGGCAATGCCGGAAGTGGTTGGAATTTAGCAGAGTCAAATGCTGCTCCGGAATTGTGACCCATCTTTACTCGATAGAATCCACCTAAATATCTAACTACTTGCCCTTGTTTGTAATATCTATATCCAGAATTTGTACTAACTGATGTAGTATCAAGCCCGGTCATAGGATTTGCACTAGAAGCCGCCCAGTCTACATATGCTTCTGATTTTCCGCCTACTGTAATTGCAGGATCAGTTGCTGTGAAATTTGGCATCAAGCAATTGAAGTAAGGATTCTTTGTATCGTATCCTCTAATAGAGTAGCCCTTTTCTGTTCGTTGGACAATAACTCCACTAATTCCTAAACTTTTAACTGGACTACTTTTGTCTAAAAATATCTCGTGATCTTCGTTAACTAATGCAACTCCGGTGCTAACACTGTTAGGACTTACACTGTCTACAATAACTTTAAATTTTTCTTTATTAACAAATCCGCCCAATTTATGACTTAGTTTAAAGGAAATAAAATTCAATTCAGATTTAAGTTCAGATAGATACTTTCTGTTTTTTTGTTTACCTGCTTCGATTAAAAACACACTGTACCCAGCGGCAAGAGTATCCTGATCGTCAAGAACATCTTGATATAATTTAAGAATATCAAAGCTGACAAATTCTTTATTTTCACCGTAGCCGTATTGTCCTGCAAGATTTTTTGTTATTCGACTAGTGTCAAATAGCATAGCTGCATAACTAGCAGGTTGAGCTAAAGACATTAAAATCTGTACAGCAAAAGGATACAAAGCACTTCTTCTCCAAGCAGCTTCAACTGGAGCAATATCCCCAAATTTCCAATTATCGGTTGTGCTAAGATAATCTAGTCCAGTAGCAATACTAGCTGATGCCGGGTCTAAAAGATTTCCGTTATCGTCAACTGGTAGTATTCTAGACAATCCTGTTCTAATATATTTTGTATTAACTGTGGAATTGTTAGGCTCTCTAATAAAACCTTTTTCAATATCATCCCATAAAATAGTATTGCCTTTGGTATACGGTGCAGGTCCGTATGCATCAATCCACCATTTAGGCATAATAGGAAAACCTAACATTTCCCAAGGGTGAGTGTGAGGGCGATCTGTATCAAAGAAATATTTGTAGATACCTCTCCAGTTACCAGGAAGTGGCAATTTAGTAACTAAATCTTTGCCTGTTTTATAGTTCCAAGTTTTTCTATCTTCAGTAGCAGTAGTGTTAAAGGAATAATTAAATCCGTAGAAAGCATCCCACTTTAAAAATTCTCTAGAAAGAATATCATTAACTTCTTTAAGGTTATATTTGTTAGTTCTAAACGCACCCGGAAGAATACTATTGATGTCTAGTAATTCAGGATTGTAATTAATCTTAATATTATTAAAGACTCGTTTTTCAAATTCTAAAATTATATCATCTCGATAGTCATCAAAGGCCAGCATAATACTGCCGTCATGTCCTTGAATAACATTTCTAGCTTCGCCTGCAAAAGTGTCATCAAGATAAATCTTAGGTTCAAATTTAGGATATAGCCCTAACTTAGTTGGCGTAGGCGGTACATAGCACCCCCTAGTACTAGGATAATCATTAACAGTAATAACGTCTCCCTTGACTAAATCAATTTTGATATTGACTGATGAATCAACTAGATCAAATTCATATTCAGATCCGTGAACTAATTGTACTACGTTACCAGCAGTGTCTGTTCTGTATACTACAACAGACCTCAAAGACAATTCAGTTAAATTAAATGTTGACGCTAATGAATAATTTTTATTCCTGCTGTCGGTTACAGGATACGATCTAGAAACTAAATCAGTACCGTAGGCAACCATATCAGTTAGTGCATAAGGAAAAGATACTTCTTTATTCACATTCATATTGTATAATGCAATATCTAATGCTTTCGCCGAAGTATAATTACCTTTAAGTTTTGTAATTTGATCAATCAACCCTAATTTAAATTGATTGTAATGTTGTGCTACTGTTCTTGTTGCAGACAATAAATTATATTTGTCGTTGGCAATGAAATATGCAGCAAATGCAAGAGGATTTTTGTTGCAGATTAATCTAGTGCCGTAACTAGGCAATTGATCAATATCTCTAATATTGCTAGTCCCTGGGAAACTTCCAACGAAGTTAGGATGTCTATCAATCATAGTCTTAACGTGATCAGACAATTCAGAAAGGGTAAATTGAGAAATGGGTCCGTTTAATGGATTATTAGTAAATCCTAAAGAGGTTTCGTATGCACCTGTTAGACTGGGCTTTCCAGTCCCTTTAACTTTAAGAAGTACCCTGTCTCCGACTGTTACTGGATTTTTAAAAACTACAAAATATCTTCTACCAGATGCATATAATGTATACTCGTCCAATAAAACTTTTTTATCTTCGTTGACGAATACATCTACTTCAATATTTTGATATCCGGCGTTTTCAACCGCAGTAATTTCCAATTCAGTAATTACAGAATCTGCAACTGTGTATTGAATAATAGGAATTTGATATCCGGCAGATTCTGTCCACACATTGATATAAACGGAGTCGTTTCTATTAACGTTCCTTTTTATAAAGCCGTTGGACACCGGAACTGAGTAAGAATTGTTGCCGTCGACAACAAAATTAACATCAGTCATGAAATAATTTTCAAACAAATAATATGCTTGATTAGAAATATTTTTGTATTTTAAAGAAAATCCTAATACAGAATCTGCAACGCCAGTGCCGATACTATAACCAAAGATCTTAGATCCTAAGAAAATTTCTTTGTACACTGGGCTGCTATATGCAACACCGTTATTATCATAAATCTCAAATCTCGGTGCTTGATTTAATGCAGTCTTTTGTTGGCTCGATACCCAATTAGTTCCATTGAACCACCAGTTTTCACCACGCTTAACAGTACCTTTAGTAATGACAACCGAGTCGCCTATCTGAGGAGTAACGTCAAGTTCTTCGTCTAAACTGATTCTAAATTTTTCTCCAATTTTTACAAAATTAACAATATAAGTTTTATTATTAACAAAATTATCAGAGTCAGACGTAAAGATTACTCGGTCACCTTGACCAACTTCTTCACCGTCAATGTAATATCCAACCGCACCTTCAACTGTAGAAAATACATCAGTAGTAATAGTATCAATGAACTGCACATTCTTTTTAACAAAACTGCCAAAGTTATGAAGTTGCATATCAGCTTCAAATTCAACAATTGGTCGTTTTGCTCTATCGCTAAATGGTAACAGCACCGGTACTCCGTTAAGTTCTGCACTTAATCGAATGACATCTTCGTGGAACCAGCGATTGTAGCGACTCCATGGATTTTTATCTTTACTGGATTTGTTAATTGTAATATATTCAGGAATTAAAGGAAGATTGATAGATTGGTCAAATGCATATTTGTCAAAACTCTCGCTATCAAATCTTTCATCGAATACAGTAGAAAAGCGTTCTGGTGCAATTAGAGAATCAAATTCAACTAATTTAATTTCAGTACCTACACCTTCAACAACAAATTCTTTATCTTTATATGTTTCTGGAGATACTTGGCCAACAAAATTAATTTTCATCCCGTTAGTAAATTCAACTCCGGAGAAAGACTTATAATTTTTCTTCCCTAAAATTTCTTTCTCTACATCAATGAAGCTGTTTTCTTCAATATCTTTGATGATAAACTCGCCGCCATTAAGTATTTCTGTTTCTGAAACATAGTAAAGAACTTTAGGAGTTGTGTGATCAATGGTTAATGTTATTTCACCTTCAGAAATACCGTTGTTAGTACTAGCCCTGAATGGGGCTTCTTTCCCGATAATTCTAGAAGTCTTAATCCAAAATGTACTTAAACTCTTAACATTGAATTTATAAGTAACTCCCCTGTATAGAGTAATTTGAGGGGCCGGAGTAAGGCCGTCAGGAGTAAACACAAAATTAAAACCGTCAGCAGTGTCAGTTACATTATATGTACTAACAACTTCTCGCTGTTGGTTTGAGATTGAGATTGAATTTGGGCCCGCAGGAACCCAGTAGTATTTTTCAAAGTTAACAAATTTATCCCAGTCAATGTGAGGGTCATATGAATAGAATTGCGGATCAAATAGCCTGTCTAGTCTCGAAGTATTTGCACCTTCAAAGTCAAGTTGATTAATTAAATCATCATATGCTGTAGATTTGATAATTTTTAAAATATCATTAGTAACTACTAATGCAGGTTCTAATTGATAATCTTGTCTAGTTTTAAGATTAGACTCGATATAATAATCTTTGCTTGGATCATATGTTGGAGTAATTTTACTACCCACCCAACCATCAAGTCTCTTTAATTGAGGGGGCTGTATTAACTGGTCAATAGTACCTGCTAAGAACTTGCTGTTCTTATCTGTCCTAAACAGCACCGGTAATAGATTAACACTTTTTCTAGTGCTCGGTGTGTTCTTGTCTTCCACCTGATTCAATTCATCAGACATTAATATACTCCCAATGTACTATTGATAATAGTTGCTGTTGTTTTAATTTGATTTGCAGTGATAGCATCAATAATTTCAATATTACTTACGCCGGCACCGTTGATAAAAATTTCGTTGTTTTGGCAGGCAATTTCATACAAACTGCCAAATGGTACATCTGCTTTTGGAACAATGATAAAGTTAGTAATATCAGGAGACATTATATTCATAATGTATGTTGACAACTCACTAAAATAAAATGTTTGTCCAAACTCCCAATTTTCAAGTGCAAAAAATTGTTCAATGCCTGCTAATATTCTAGATTTTAGTTCGTTTTCTGTTGTACTTCTTGTGCTATTTCTAACTGCTTTAAATGTTGCTTGAAGATTTCTATCTGCCTGTGTTCCAAACAATACTTTATATTTTACTGGTTGGTAGATCAACTGATCGCTAATTGCCTTAATAGGTTCTAAGGTGCTGCTATAATTTTCTTCAAGTTCTGAACTAGTAGGAGGCAAAGGTTCGCCACCAGACTCAGATGTTAACCAATTTCTATAGGTAGTGTCGTATGTTTGTGTAAGAACAAATATATCAATTAAGTTAGTCTTGCTAGGATCTAGTCTACGATCGTCGCCACTGTTATGTCTATATTGAAATTTTAACCCTGTTCTACCAGGCTTTGCAAAATAACTAGGTTGTAATATATACGAGCTTTCTGCTGCTTCTGCATAATGTTTAATAACGTTAATTGATTTATCGTAGAAATAAAATAACTGCCCTTCAACTTTTGCTGACTGCGGAACATCTTCTTCCGTAGGATAAGCAAGAATCTCTGCATCAGTAACAATTGAATATGTTAAGTTGTTATCTGCATATTTGAAATAGACAAACTTATCTTTAAATCCAGTTTGAGGACTTAATGAGGCAGGGGCTACAATGTCAGTGAACGCATCTGGGTTTTCAATTTGATTGTCTTCGTACTCGTCTAAGAAAGATACTTGAATTTTTTTAGGTTCAATATATCCGTCTGCTTCGACAATATTGCCATCAATTTGCCAACCATAGTCTGTACCAAGCGGTAACGTAGAATACTGTGTTTCAGAAAAAGAAATACTCACTACTGAAGTTAGTGTGTTATACCCTGAACCTGAATTTACTACAATAATACGGTCCACTGATCCATTTTTTAACACAGGATAAAACTCTCCAGAACTACTGCCAGTGATAGTGATTTGAGGAGTAGAGACGTAACCCTTGCCTCGATTAATAATGTTAAATCCAGAAACACTGCCGCCAGTACCTGTTGATGTTAATGAAATAATAGCATTTCCGTAATTAACAGGAGACGGATTAGTTCCAAGAATTTTAATCTGATCTTTTACAAGAGTATTTTTTGTAAAATCATAATTCTTTGTTGTGGAATCAAAGAAGAACGAAGTGTCACGTTCACTTTCAAAAATATAGTCTGTGATTCTATATTTTACTTCGTAGCCTATTCCAGTCCAAGTAAATGCAAATAACCAGCTGGCATCTTTATTAGTGTTTGAAGAATCTTTTTGGTATAGGATAGTAAAAGGATTTGTCAAGTCGAGGTCGGTATCGTTAATCACATACCATGAGCGAGTGTCTTCTGCAAAACTTAGACCAAAATTTCTTTTGGCCAAGGAAAGATTAACAATATCAGTCTGTAATGAATAACTGAATACACTGTCAAAAGGAGGAATAATTTCTCTTATAATAGCATTCGAAGGAATATTCTGTGTAACAATAATAGGGCCGGTGCCATCAGGTAAATTGCCCTGGCCACCGTATGATCCATCACCAATGATTAATGATGTCTTAACCCATTTAAAATCTTTAGTAGTTGAATCGCTTATTGTTGTTAAGTTTCCGTTTGACAAAAAGTATTGTCCTTGTGGCGGAACGAACTTAACAAGAGCACCGGGCTCTAAATAACTTAGATTGCTGGCAGCAAAAATACCTGTTTGTAGAGCTACCCCAGTTAATCCATCTTTAAAATATCCAGTAGATTGATTAGTACTTTTAGTAGACTGAGTCCATACTGCTGGAGGGTCAGATACTGCTGGACGCGGCCAGTAGTTTAGGTAAAAATTATTCATGCTTGCAGATTCAGCAATAGGAATAATTTTGTTAATTACTGCTGCATAAATTTCGTTTTTGTTAGAGTAAGAAAACTCTAATGTCAGTGTCTTATCTTCTTGGTATAACGCACCATCTTCGCCAAATATATTAGTTCCGGAATATTTTCCACTAACGTCACTTAGTTCGTAATACTTAGAAATTCCGCTAGAAATTCTATTAACACTCTTAATCTTAACAATATCTGCACCCGCAGTTAACGGTGCAATGTTGTAATCTTCGGCAGTAATCATTCTATTTTGGGTGTAGAAAGACTGCGGTGCTTTCAATTTAATGTTAGCATCTGACTCAGGACTTTCACTGTTATTAACAGTGTATTGTAAACTGAATGTTAAAGATAGCTGTTGCTTTTGTCCTATTTTATTAAAATAAGGTAAAGAAATTTGGACCCCGTTAATTTGTTCAGGCTTAACAGAATACTTTAATCCGTTACTCTGTCTGTAAAACAATACAAACTGTCCTTTGGGCAAGTTTCCAAACAGTCCGTCAGCAAAGTTTAAATCAATTTGATCGTCTTGTCGAGTAGTAACTGCAAAAATATTTCTTTCTTGATTGCTCAAGCTGTTATATATTACGTTATTCCCGCTCAGGGCTTGAACCTTAGACCAACTTGTGTCATAGTTTCCGTCAGCATCGAGCTGCCATAGCCACACATCGTTATCATTAATGTTGCTGGCATTAATGCCAACAATTTCGTTCGGCACAGGTGCATCGACACCAAACGAAGCTAAGTTCAATGTACCTTGACGAAAGTGTGCAAAGAAGCCAGTATTAGCACTTGCACTGCCTTTACTATCGTTTCTAAAAATAAAGCTAAACTGATCAGCTGGCTTAGGTATTGACTCATAGATATGTGTCTTGCCGGTAAATTCGCAGCTAGTGATTTCAAAAGGCATTGAAATGCCGCCAATTGTTTTGTTAAAGCCAAACACAGGAACATCAGAATTTGCAGTGTTTAACTTGTATTGTTCTGTAGGAATGCCGTTGATTGTCTTTTTATCATAGGGCTTACCAAATGTAACAGATCCGGGCATAGCACCGTTAATGATAGTGACAAACTGTTGGTACCAATTAGTGTTACTAACATCGTTCCAGGTGATCACAGTGTTTGCTAAATTACTGCCGTTAGCATCAAATACGTTATCAGTTGTAGAAACTGCTGTTAGTTTTAAAAATCCATTAGCAGGAGTGTTACGCTTGGCATTATAATTGATCAACTGTGCTAGACGTAAAATGCTGTCACGACGCTGTGCTGTTTCTAAAAAGTTTTCACGTGCATTAAGGTCAACACGGAAACTTAAATTCTGTCCTAGGTAAGCAATGAGATCAATCAGTGCAACATATTCGCTAGATTCAATATAGTCGTTAAAATCTTCTGGGTACTTTTCGCGGAGATAGGAAATCATTGTCCTACGAAGAGTTTCAAAGTCGTAAGATTTAAAATCAGAATTCTTAAAAGATTGATATACTTTTTTCCAGTCTTCTGCGACCAGTAGTTTTGAATTTGTTGACGGGATCATAAACCGAATTACCTTAATATTGCATATTTATTGGAAAAATAAACCACGTAGTTTATTACCCTGCCAAGCCGACACGCTTATCAAAAGATAAAATCATACCGTCACTTACATCAGTACCTTTATAGGATAATGTAATTTCTAAAAGAAATCCGTAGTCTTGTTCAACAATGTTTACTAGAGTAGGAATTACTCTAGGATCAGATGCAAGGATCCGATCGATGTCTGCAGAGATCTGTTGCTTAACATTAGGTGTTAACGGCTCGTATATTAGATCCCAGACTACTGAACCAAAATTAGGATTCATTAATCTTTCTCCTTTACGAGTGTTGAATTGATTTAAAATATCTTGTTTGATCAATTCATAGTCGTAGAGTTTGACATTAGTAGTTGTATCGTCTACTGTACTGAACCCTTTATAGAACTGACTAGTTTTAGTAGTAGTTACATTTTTAAGGTTTGGAGGAGTTATAACTATATTTTTGTAGGCCATAACTCTATTTATTCAGTTATTTTACTCCGGTTCTTACAGGGTTTCCTGACCCATCGACAATAGGTGTGCCATCACTAGACGTCACAACTTTACCTTGTAGCTGTGCCAAGAAACAATTATAAAACCCAGTTTTCTTTGCTTTAATATCAGGTGTGTTAAACCCAACAGCTTTACATGCGGCTGCAAAATAACCCGGATCAGACGGAGACATTTTAACTCTGTCAAGCAAATACTTAACGCTAACTTCTGCAGCAATTGTTGGATCCATTAAAAGTTTAGGATTGTTAATTAAGTCGTGACCTGCTAGTGTTCCGTATCTGCTGTAGTTACCACGTCCTGTAAGCTGAATGTATCCTCGGCCAATAAATTTTGAACCGTCGCCAGCTTCTGTATTGCCTAGACCTCGACCTTTAGCGGTCTGGTATCCGTATAAGAATTCAGGTAAAGTATTATTAGGGTTACCTGAATACTTGTCAGCAAGTGCTCGATCACCTTTGAACACACTAGGAAAGACCTGCAACAATCTATCAGTCTTGTAATTAAAGTTTTCTTCAACTAGTCTCCAACGGCATTCGCCGCCGGCAATGCCCAGCAACGCTGCCACTGCATACGGGCTTGTTAATCCAAATTTTGCACAGGCTGCTTTAATTGCTGCAATTCCTGAGGATGCACCGGAGTCTCTAATATCTTTTGCAAATTCAGGACTGCATGTTCCCGGAATAGATTCTGCATCGTTAGCAGGCTTCTGTGTTCCGATATTTGGATTATCAGCTACGCCACTGCTTGCCCTGCTTTGTAAGGTATTATCTGTTGCGTCGGGACTAAACTGTTTAGGGTTATTATTTTCATGTTGATCCCACGGCTCGTGAGTAGGAACACGTTGCATAATACTTCGAATAGGAGAAGCTTTGTAGAATTGGCCGTTTTCCCAACCAGCTGATTTTTGTCTGTTAGGCAGTGCGTATAGTGGAAGATCGGGCGGTACCGTTGCTTGTTCGGCAGTTTCTGCTGCTTCTGCTGCCGGGCCATTCATATGAATTGCCGTAGCACTTTCATAATAATTTCCGGCGGCACCTACATGGAAACTTGCACCAGTACTTTGACGCATATTTCCTTCAGACGCTAGATTCATTGTGCCTTCAGCAGAGACCTTAATACTTGCACCGCATAATGTTTCGTAATCACCTATTATGGTTAATTTAGAAGCCGCACCCACAGTTTCATCTTTAGTCTTTGAAAAAACAATTCTCGTCTCTTCATCAACGCTTAAAAAATAGTGTCCGCTAACATTAGTCTCCATGTTCTTTTCAGCACGGAAATTAATATTTCTACCAGCTTCAATGTTTACATCTCGATCTGCTCTAAAATTAAAATCTTGTTCAGTATGAATACTAATTGAGTCTTCGGCATAGATATCAATCTTACCGTTGCTGGTTAATTCTACCCACGCAGATCCTTTGCTATTACCAATGTAGATCAAATCCTGACTGTTGTGCATTAAGATTTGATGCCCTGTTCTAGTTCTAATTCTTACTAGCTCGTTCTGGCCGTTTTGGTCACCATCGTCGAAAACAAATTGTGTTCCGCCTAATCTACTTACCGGTGCAGTAGAAATACTTTCATATCCAATGTACCCTTTCTTTCCATTTGGATCAAGGGGGCCGGGTGTGCTAATACCAAATACTGCACTAGGAATTTCTCGTCGGGCACCACTAGTCGTAGTACCTCTAATAGTATCAGTAAGTAATCCCTGTGCTAGCAGTCTATCTGCAAAAGGATGTATAGGTTTTGTATATGTGTCTGGTTTGGGGTTAGAAAGATCTCTACCTTTCTTTAAAAATTCGCCCACTGGTACATTTCTAGTGCCGTATTTTCTTTCTTGTTCAGCGGTCATTGCCACGGTCTGACTTGCTGCAAGACCAGGAATCATATGATTTTGAAATGTCTCAGGTACGCAACCTAACCAATAACCAGAATTTGGATCTCCGTCAATAAACATGCACATTACCGTTGTGCCAATGTCGGGCGGAACAAACCACATACCGTAACTTTTTTGAACATCATTAAAATCTGCGGAGTTTGTACCTTCGTGTTTAATAGATGTGACACCGTAAAAAGGAGTCATATAATGAACAATCACTGTTTCATTCTGTAGGGTAACTTGGCCTTGAGTAGACTTAATCAAGGAGACTTCGAGGCCGCCCATGTACGTAGGATCAAGGTAGTTTGTAATTACTCCTAGCCAAGGCCCGGGATGTGGTAATTTTTGTCTTCTGCGGGTTTGAATACTCATATTATGCTTCTTCTATAGGAGGCAAACCTAACCTTCTTCTTACGATAGGGTCAGTTCCTGTGTATGGCGGAGCGTTTGGATCGTTTAGGCTATTTACAGAGTTGTTCATGAACTTCTCTAAGGGACTGGCAGAAGCTGCTGATAAACTTCCAAACTGTGCAGTAACACTTTTTCCTAAATTTGATAATTGAGTTACTCCTGATTCAGGGTTACCTAACATTTTTTGAACCGACGATAGTTGACTTTCAACTGACCCCGGAATGCCCATTGCTGTGGTAAGGCCGGCTTGTAATCTACCGCTCTGTCCCACAACTCCCGATATACCTTGTTGTATTGAAGAAATTTTACCAGTTAGCATGTCTGCTGAAGATTTACCAAGGGCAGCTAATGATCCTAGTGCAGATCCATTTAGGCTAGGTATGCTGCCTGTTCCGCCAAATAATGATGCATTTCTTAATGCCTGATCAACAGGTATGCCATTTGCAATTGCATGATTAATTACTTTAGATCTTTCAGCCACAGATAATGTGTCTGACATTGCAGGGGTAGGTAATTCTGCAATAGGTGCTATTACTTTTGGAGGAATTGCAGGAATATTCTTTAGTGCATCTTTGCCAATATTTGCAAGAATAATGCCCTGTTCTTTAACAGATGTCAAATTAACATTGTCAGGCAACTCTTTTACAACAGACTGTAGTTCAGAAATTACTTTGCTATCTAATTTGCCAGTTAGGCCGGACAACTGTGAAGTATCAATTCCTAATTTCGCTGCCATTGCACTAGAGTTGGTTTCAAATCCTTCAACATTAACTCCAAATAATTGTGCGTTTCTCAAAGCCTGATCAACTGGGATTCCTTTATCAATCGCATCTTGCATTACCGCAGATTTCTGTAGCGGTGTTAGACTGCTGATACCACCAGAAGTTAAGTTAGCTAATTTCCCTTGAACATTATTAACAAGTCCAGAAGTGTCTCCTAATCCTTTAGCAGAATCTAATAGATTACTAACTCCTGCACCTGCAGATGCTACAAGGCTTTCTGCACCTTTTGCTACTCCGTTAACTACTGACGATGCACCGCTTGCTGCTCTATTCAAAATACTTGACGCATCTTGTGCCGACTGTACATTAATAAGTCCGTCAACGTTTCCGGGAACTAAAGATTTAAGTTGATTTCCTACCTGGTTCAATGATGCTGCTGTGGCTAACGGATTACCGTTTAATATTGCTAGTGAACTTACATTGATCGGTATTCCTTTAGATAGAGGATTGATGCCTGTTAATGCATCTCCGATGCCTAAGCCTCCTGCCAGATTGCTTACTTGATTTAGTACATTTGCTCCAGGACCTAACGCACCGGTCACTGTTTTTAATGCTTGATTTCCTGCACCTAAGAGGTTGGCAAATTGTCCAGGCAGGCCAACGGACGGCAATCCTTGATCAATCCATCCGGCTAAATTTGCTTCGTTGGGTTTAATACCTGATCGTGCAACATCACTTGGTGCACGGTCAACTATTTGCTGTTCGCCGGGCTTGCTATCTTGTATCGACTGCTGTGCTTTTGTTTCTTTAAGATCAGATCCGTCTGTGATCTGACCGTTGTATCGCATAATGTTTAATTTTTGTTTAAATGCACCATCTCTTAATGTACTTTGGCATTTTAATACTTGATAGACTCCGCTGAAAGGCACTGCTGTTTTGCTAAATTCAGCAAGGCCAGTTTGTTCATTGATATCTATTGGATTTCTAAAATTAATTTTTACTACCACAGGACCGTTGTTAAAATTGGCTTCTCCAGTAGTGGTAATTGCAGTATCTTTTAAACTTGGCAAAAAGTTTCCCATCCCGCCTGTTGCAAGATAAAAAGGATCTCCCAGGACCTCAATCTCACCAGTAAGCATATTAACGCTTTCTAATATGGCCTGGTGGGCAGCATATGCAATTTGATAGTAAGGATTCTGTTGTATCGGCTGTCCGCGAGCATTAGTAGATCCTGCTTCACTGTCAGGAAGGCCCGCTGCTCTATCATTTTGATCTTTCGGTGCATCTTTAGCACCGTTGTTAGGAGCTTTGACTACCGGATCATTAGATGCACCAGCACCCTGACTAGTGTCCGACTTATCATTATTACCCATTTTAGGGTTAGCAGCCTGGAAGAATAAATTATTAAAATTTAATCTAAAACTTAGAACATCAATGTTTTTACCTGTGTAAAGATAATTGTAAACTCTCTTTACATAATTTTTCATAGAAGCTGCATTAAAGTTTGCATTTTGTTGTCCGGGCAACTTAGAATAATGTACACGATACGGACAAATTATATATTGATAGATAAATCTTTGTTGATTAAAAGTAGTGTCCATTGGGCCAGGTACGGTGTTGATCATTATTTGAAAATAATCAATCATTCCGTCTGACTTCTTAGCAGCTTCAACATCTTTTAATATTTGTTCAAAGTATAAACTATCTCGAATCACTGCTTCAATAATTTCGTGGATATTAGAGTTTGCAGCAAACTGAATTTGATTCTGCTGAGGGTCGTAACGTTTAGGAATTTCCCCTGCGTCAGTTCTTCTCGGATCATTATATCCTGAACCGCGACCGCCTGCTGGTGATGTCACTGTAGGACTTTTCTCAATGGGTGGAAATTTGTAAACAGCATTTGATCGAAGTTGTTCATTAATGTTTGCTTTAGAAATTGCAGTATCAGTAGTTTCAATTTTTAAACTAGATCCTGCAGAAGGCATTGCAGGAAAAAATACCTGATACTCATCTATAATTTTTGCTGCTTCGGCTGTTTTTTCTTTTGCAGCACGTTCTCGAGTACTCTTATTAATTCCTTCAAACAAACTCTCAATTACTTCTTTAACAGTGTTTCCACCAAACGAGATATCTGTATAAATGGTATTGGGGTTTGCAAAACCCGATTCGTTGTAAGGAACTGCACTTACTCTGTACTTGGTGCCGGTTTCTGTTACTTCCATCTCAGTGCCGGTTAACTTAATTGGAAAGTAGCGAGTGGCATTAATTACCTCTGAGTCTGATACAGGTCCGGGCACATCGTCAGGATAGCCAATAAAATCAAGTTTTATTACATAACATGCATTAAGATATCCAGTCCACCCTGCAGCCAGAGCAGATACATGCAAAGCTTCGATAAAGCCATTGGCACTCATTGGCTCAAATATTTCAAACTTAACTTTAGTAGCAATGGCTGGGCCGGTTTGTTTATTAGGTGCTAGTAAGGTTTCTACTTCTAGTCCATCAATGAAAAGATCAAATTTTCCAGGACTAACTTTATTAAATTCTTGAATTATTTCTTTAGCACTGAAATCTAATTTAGTACCTGCTAGTACTTTTTCTGACCCTAAAAATCTACCATCTTCTTCAATATTTCTATCTTCAAAGATATCAGTTCGCTTGGCGGTGATGTCTTCTGAGATTGCCTTAGAACCTTTTCCTTTTGAAGAAGCAATTACATATTTTAATTTTTTATTTCTGTAGCCGCTAGGATCTTTTAAATTATCAGCAGTTAGTGCTGCCAATGTAAGGTTATAGGTAACGTTTCTATATCTGTTTAGAACATTCTCTGTTTCTCCAGGAGTATTGCTAGCAGTACGAGCACCAGTAGGAGAAGGCTGAGAAATAGTTTCAGTTTTTGTTTTAAAAACTACGGTAGTAGCTGATGCCATATTACAATCCCAATATAGAATTAATAGTAGACAACTTAGGCAAGTAAATTTTTTGTCCAGGTATCATATCAAAGACAGGATCTTTAATAACTGACTTATTTCTCACAGCAAACACCCACCAAAGATTAGCATCACTATAAAGGTCGTACGCTAATAAATCAGGACGATTAGAATATTGTTGAGTTACTGTGAACAGAATATCATCACTTTGAGCAGGAATATCTCTAAGACTTAGTAAGTCAAGATAAGACCCAGTGGCATTGGTTGTAAAATACGGACTTGTTTTTGAATACATTATAGATATCCCTGACCTCTAAGGTCTCCTGCAATCCAATCATCAACTGAATAGTCTTGCATTTCTCTTCTGCTGTACATAACATTCAATCCAATGTTAAAAGTAGTAATAGAAGGAACTAAACTGTTTTTATAGTCGCCGCCAACAGAAATATAATCTACGCTATCAGGTAAATCAAATTTAAAACTAGAAATTACTACGGGAACATTTCTTAAAACATAATCACCGTATGCTTCTAATCTGCAAACTGGTGGCGGACTTCCTGCGTTAGAATCTTTGCCCCAACGCATCTTAGTCAGGGACCTTAACAAGTGTACAATGCCTAGCCACACTTTACCTTCTTTTTCGTTTTGAACTGTAAACTTTGCACTAATAGTGATTTGCCCAACTTGGCTGCTTTTAAAATAATATTGTGTATAGTTACTATGTACAGGGTTCACTGAACCGTACTGTGCTTGATTATCATAACTAATGGTAGGAGTGTAGGGAAAAAGTATTCCTCCAAAGTCATTTAGAATTTTACCCGGACCGGCCGCTGGTCCTTTAAGATATGATTGCGGAACTCTTAGTATAGCTCGAAGGTCTTTTGTTTCTGCCCAGTCTGCAGACGCCTTTGTTATCGACCTAGATCGTTCGGCACCAACTGGAACTCCGCTTCTGTTTTCTTTTGCATACGTTTCATCTGAAGAGTCATCGGGTGCATATCGATCTGACAGATCAAAATCATCAGTTTGTTCCGATGATTCGTCGCCTGACAATAAGAAAGGATCTTCGTTGGGTGTGTTATTAGGGTCTGCGTACTTTGCTTCAGTTTCTGCATCTGATTCAGAGTCATTTATTAAATCAGGATCTGTTATTTTAATAGTTGCGGTATAATTTAGTGCATCGTCACTCATTATCACGTCTCGAATTTCTTTATCTTCTAAGTCACTAACTTCTTCGTAGGCAGATTTTGTTTCTTCAAATCTAGATTCTGCATCTTTTCTTTCTGCTTCGGCTGCTTGTTTACCGTCTAAGGTATCAGCAACTTGGACTCGAGCTAATTCAGCATCTGCGGCCAGTTGTTCTTTTTCCGCAGTTAATTCTTGAATTCTAGTTTCGTTCCTAGCACGTTGTTCTGGTGTTATGTCCGTTCTTTGATTTTGTCTTTCTAAAAATCTAGTAGTACTTTCGTTCTGAAAAACTTTGCCGTCAGCCTGAGTTTGATTTTGCAAGGAAGTTTCTATTGCTCGCGAAGACCTAGCTGAAGATTGGCGGGCTTCATTTACTTTGTCCTGTGCATCTACTGCTATTGTTTTAGCATAGGCGGTGCCAGTTTTCATCTGATCAGTTGTGGGCAAGCCGTTTTCAGTATTCCAAGCATTAAATTCTGCTTGAGTAACTTGTAACATTTCACCAGACGGTAGTACTCTCCACGGCATCGTAATATCTCCTATAGTGTATTTAACCCAATAAATAAAACACCATTTTAATGGTTGACTGCGGTGTAGTTAAAATGCTACACTTAACAAAAGGAGACAATCAATAGATGTCCATAACAATATCACCAACTGGTCGCAAAGTCCGGTACCTTAATAATAAAGATTTATTAGCAGAAATTCACAAGAGTAAGAATACTTTTTCAAGTTTTACCAGTCCAGAATATAATCAGCATGATTTGATTTTACCAAATGTTGACAAGATCAATATTCGAACGGCTGCTGAAGCAAAAAGAAATCGTGCAAAACGATTAGGAATTATTGCATTCACTGAGGCAAGAATTGCGGGAGATAAGAAAATAAAGTTAGCAGAATGTACTCCTGACTATAAAACTATTCCAAAAATAGACTTAGTGTTTAGAGTAATGACTTTTGATCATATTCCAACTGCACCTGGTAGGAAAAAGACCGTTAAGAGCACCGCAGATGCTCACGACAAGATTAACTTTCCTCCTTTCCAGCACTGGAAATACAACGAGAACGACGAACTAGTGTGCGTAGGAAAGAGTCACTGGAAAGGTCCCGTGGACACAGGTGCATTTTCAAAAGAGCACGGCCGCATTACTGAAAATCTAGGTAAGATGTTTATCAAGTTAAGTGAACGATATGCACAAAGGTCTAATTGGCGTGGGTACACTTACAACGAAGAAATGCGTGGGCAAGCAATTCTACAACTAAGTCAAATTGGTCTACAGTTTGACGAGTCTAAATCTGAGAATCCGTTTGCATATTACACTGCCGCAGTGACTAATAGCTTTACCAGAGTACTCAATATCGAAAAGAAAATGCAAAACATTCGAGACGATATGCTAGAAGTCAACGGATTAACTCCTAGCTCAACTCGACAATACCGAGACGAGTTTGCTGAAGAAACTGCTCGCCAAGCAGAGCTGTATAAACATTTTAGACAGCCAAAATCAGAAGAACCGGACATCGAAGAAGAAGAAGGGGCTTGATCTGCATAACAATAATCTGCTATACTATCAAGTAGGAGACTCACATTAATGCAGTTATTCAAGAAAGTTGCATGTTTTACAGACATACATTTCGGACTCAAGTCCAACAGTGCTACACATAATCAAGATTGTGAAGACTTTGTAGATTGGTTTATTTCAGAAGCTGAGAAAGAAGGGTGCGAAACCTGTATCTTTCTCGGTGACTGGCATCACAACCGCAACTCTATCAATCTAATTACGTTAGATACCAGTATGCGGTGCTTAGAAAAGCTAGGTGCTGCCTTTGAGCAGTTCTACTGGTTTCCAGGTAATCACGATTTATTCTATAAAGACAAGCGTGATATTCACAGTTCGTCATTTGGTCGGCACATTCCCGGTGTCACTGTAGTTGAAAAAGTAACAACCATAGGTGATGTTACCCTAGTACCGTGGTTAGTTGGCGACGAGTGGAAAACTATTAGTCAAGTTAAGAGCAAATACATGTTTGGACACTTTGAATTACCGCTATTCTATATGAATGCAATGGTTCAAATGCCCGATCACGGCGAGCTAAAAGCAGAACACTTTAAACATCAAGACTATGTGTTTAGCGGTCACTTCCACAAGCGTCAGCAACGAGATAAAATTGTCTATATCGGTAACGCATTTCCACATAATTTCTCAGATACGTGGGACGATGACAGAGGAATGATGTTTATGTCCTGGGGAGGAAAGCCAGAATATAGACTTTGGCCGGACGCTCCCAAGTTCCGTAGCTTGAAACTCAGTCGATTACTTGACGAAAAAGATACATTGATGAAGAGTAAGATGTATTTAAAAGTTAATCTTGACATTGATATCAGCTTTGAAGAAGCAAACTTTATCAAAGAAACATTTGTTGCAGCACATGACATTCGAGAAATCAGTTTAATTCAAGACAAAGATAATCTAGATGCCGTAACTGAAGACACTGCTGACTCAAAATTTGAAAGTGTTGATCAAATCGTGACAGAACAACTAGTCGCAATCGAAAGCGATTCGTTCGATAAAAAAGTTCTACTAGATATCTATAATAATCTATAATGTTCAAAATTAAAAATATAACCGTAAAGAATTTCTTATCCGTAGGAAATCAAACTCAAGCTGTTGATTTTGACAAAGAGCATCTTACACTAGTACTAGGCGAAAACATTGACTTAGGCGGAGATGATAGCGGGTCACGTAACGGAACTGGCAAGACCACTATGATTAATGCATTAAGTTATGCATTGTACGGAACTGCCTTAACAAACATCAAAAAAGAAAACCTAATTAACAAAACTAATGCAAAGCACATGCTGGTTACTGTTGAATTTGATGTTAATAGTCAAAGTTTTAGAATTGAGCGGGGGCGTAAACCCAACGTACTGAAGTTCTTTGTTAACAATCAAGAACAAAAAAGCAAGGATGACGACGATAGTCAAGGAGATAGTAGAGAAACTCAGAAGACCATTGAAGAATTGCTAGGCATGAGTCATACTATGTTCAAGCATCTTGTTGCTCTCAACACGTATACTGAGCCGTTTTTAAGTATGAAGGCTGCTGATCAACGGGAAGTTATTGAACAATTACTGGGCATTACTTTACTTTCTGAAAAAGCAGAACGATTAAAAGCAGAAGTTAAAGTGGTCAAAGACTCTATTCAATCAGAAACATATAAAATCGAAGGCATTAAAACTGCAAACGAAAATGTTCAGAAAAGTATTGATAGTTTGATTATTAAAAGTTCCGCATGGGGTAACAAATACACTAGTGAATTAGAAAGCCTTGGTAAAGCTATCATAAATTTAGAAGCTGTAGATATCGAAGCTGAACTAATTGCCCATATAAATTTAAAACTATGGAACGAACACGATTTAAAGATTCGTAACTTAAACAAACAAAGAGCCACGTTAGAATCAGCTGTCGGACAAGCACAAAAGGCTAGAGACAAATATCTACGTGAGGTTGAATCGTTAGAAAGTAAAACATGCCCAGCATGTGATCAAGAACTGCACGATCATAAACACGAAGAGATGTCTACATCTGCTGTACAACATCTATCAGAAGCACAAACATACTTTGATAAAGTCTCTGGTGATTTAGAAAAGACCTTAGCTGAGATAGGTAACGGAGACACCCTACATAAGCCTAATACATTTTACGATACTGAAGCAGAAGCACTAGGACATAAAAACAATCTAGCAACGTTAGAACGTGCCTTAGAAGCCAAAGCCGAAGAAACAAACCCATACGACGAGCAAATTGCAGAATTGAAGAAAACTGCGATTCAGGTAATTGACTGGTCTACTGTTAACGAGTTATCAAAATTAAAAGATCATCAAGAATTCTTATTAAAACTGTTAACAAACAAAGATAGCTTCATACGTAAGAAGATCATTGATCAAAATTTAGCACATTTGAATAAGCGATTGAGCTACTATATCAGCAAGATGGGATTACCGCATCAAGTTGTGTTCCAAAACGATCTAAATGTTGAAATCACACAGCTAGGACAGGACTTAGACTTCGATAATCTCAGCAGAGGTGAACGAAATAGACTCATCTTGAGTCTAAGTTGGGCATTCCGTGATGTATGGGAAAACTTATATCAACACATTAATCTATTATTCATTGACGAATTGATTGATGCGGGCATGGATGCGGCAGGTGTAGAGTCTGGTTTAGCTGTTCTAAAGAAGATGGCACGTGAAAGAAATAAGAATATATACTTAATCTCACACAAAGATGAGCTAGTAGGACGAGTAAACAACGTCTTGAAAGTTATTAAAGAGAACGGTTTTACTTCTTACTCAAATAATGTCGACTACGTAGAAGCATAATGCTAAACAAGTACACAGAACTATACAAGCAGGTTGTAAACGATTTAGTAACCATGCATAATGCTAATATGCATTTGCAAAACAAGCCAAATCAGACATCTGCATTGAAAGTTAGGCATGCCATTATAGCTTTAGAAAATGATCTAAACCAACTTCGAAAAGTTGTAATGCAGTTTCAAAGAGACCATAAGGTGTATTTGAAAGGCCAAAGACTTGAGTACAAGGCTTCGCTCAAGGCAAAGAAAGAAGCAAAAGCTAAAAGAAAAGAACTTAAGGAAAAACAAAATGTCAACACAAAATGAACTACAAGCTGCATTTGATGCATACATGGCCGAAGATGCAAAGTTTACAGCAGGTAACAGTGCTGCTGGTACTCGTGCTCGCAAGGCATTAGGTGAAATGAGCAAGGCTGTAAAGGCTCGCCGTAACGAAATTACTGCTGAAAAGAATGCTCGCAAGGAAGCCAAGGCGGCAAAGTAATTGAACAACTGGACTTATCAGAGTGCTGAAGTCTTAGAATTACCTGAAGACTGTATTGGTTTTGTTTATTGCATTACTAATACAGTCACAGGTCGCCGTTATATCGGCAAAAAGTTAGCAAAATTTAGTAAAACGACCTACAAGACTGTAAAGTTAAAGAACGGCACCAAGAAGAAAAAGAAAATTAGAAGTAAAATTGACAGCGACTGGCAGGAATACTACGGATCCAGCGTTGAACTATCTAAAGACATAGACGCTTTAGGCAAAGACAAATTCACCCGCGAAATATTACATTACTGTAAAAGCAAAGCAGAAACATCTTACGTTGAGGCCCGAGAACAATTCGACCGCAAAGTATTAGAATCCGACGAATATTACAATGGACAAATTTCTGTCCGTGTACATGGCTCACACATTAAATCCAAACTTTAAGGCAACTTAATTCAGTTATAGCTCGCACAGGCTAATATCGTGTGCCGAACAGTAGAAACCTGGACATCGTGTCGCAGGAATCCGAAGTCTTACCGCTGAAGTAAGCACTCAATCAGTATCCTAACCGGACCACGATCGCAAAATGCCTGCGGTTTGATTGTTTGAATAGAGTTAAAATAAGGCCCAAGGATGGAGTAATAACAGAAACTCCACGCTTTACAAATATGATAGTGTATATTTGTAAGCCGCCGTTGAAATAAGACAGAGCGAGTAGGTATCGGTCAACCGCCTACGCTAGCAGAAATGCT